ACATCAATAATGACTTTCGAGTTACTTTTAGTTATTCCTATTTCTGTAGTATCTCTATTATTCACCCATTTAGAAAAATCACCAACATATCCACCAACTCCAGACATACCCTTCCAAGAGAAGTTTTTCAACTGTATATCGTGCCCATTACCCGTCTTATCAACCCATACGGGATTAGCAGCCATCTGCTCATTAGTGAGACCGGAAGCGGAATATCTGGCTACGATACCTTCTATATCTGGGAAGGAATCTACCTTGCATGGCAGGTCTAATATCATTTTCGCATACTCTTTAAAAGGTACGGAAGTAGGTACATCATACCCTTTGGATATAAGGGCTTTCCTTATATCCTCCTTGGTATTTATGATCCTCATTAACTTATCTGATATGGTCCCCATTACACTTCCTCCCCATTTATGTAATCTAATACCTGACCTATGTCTCCGATGTCTGATTTTATTGACTCTCCTTGAGAATGTATTTCAATAAGTTTCTGATATAAGGTGTTATCCCCTATACGATTCTTATCTGTAGCTTGTTCTTCTATTTTGGCTATCGTATCAGGATCTTCGTACTTAACACCATCAGGGCCATACCATTCGTCTGTTAAATTCGTGTATTTATGACGGACTGGAGTCGGTTTAGACTCCAGTGTTACTAAAAAATATTCGTTACAGCTCATGACAATAAGATTTAATGGTTACAACAATTGCATCTACAAACTGTTCTCACGTAGCCAGAGGGAATAGCCGCCAGCTCCGCCCCTACGGCTATCGCCGGGTCAGTGCTTTCCATGACCGTCAGCGCCATCTTGTCCACGTCAAGGTCATTGTCGTAAACAATTTCTCCCTCAACGTAAATGCTCCCTGCATCAGAAACGTAGCAGTTTTTCACCTGTCTTATATGGCGCTGTGTAGCAGACGCAAAATCACACTCGATACTTAACCACCCTACCGGTATCTGATCGATATTGGATCCGATATTGTAATCAGGATCGGTTGTTTTAAGAACCATATGTCTCAATTCCCTTGTATTTCCATATCCGTCCATTGTTATGTATGTCCGGATCTGTACCTTGCCCTTTTCCGTCTTATAACAGTTTTCTACTATTTCTGTGTCGGATGTAGTAGCATCAGGGAAATCACAAACAACACGCTGCCATCCTTCTTGTATTTTGTTGAATGTGGCACCTCTTTGTATATCAGGATCGGTTGTTTCCATAACAATAAGATACTCGTCCCGGACTCCTATTATGCTATCTACCGACCTGTATCCACCAAGATGTATTTTACCACCAGGAGTAGTATAACATTCATCTACGGACATAATATGTCTTTCCGTAAGATCGGGGAAGTCGCATTCGGTTTTCGTCCATTCGTTAGGTATCTTATCTATTCTCGTCCACTGAGGATAGGCGGCGTCCGTTGTCTTAACAATATAATAATACTGTCCCCTTACACCAAGAACGGCATCAATAGCTTGATAGCCTTTTATATTGACCTTGCCACCATCAGTCTTATAACATTCGTCCACTTCAACAATTTCCCTGTCCGTCATGTCAGGAAAATCGCAGACCATCCTCACCCAATCTTCGGGAATGGAATCCATCACGGTTCCTACCTTAATATCAGGATCGGTTGACTGAAGAACGGTATAAACCTCTTCCCTGGTCCCAAGAATATTATCTATGGCTACCAAACCTTCTACTTGCACTTTTCCTTTTTTAGTAGTGTAACATTCAAGAACGTAAGTTACGTCTCGCTCTGTCATGTCAGGAAAGTCACAAACCATTCTAACCCAATTTTCCGGAATTAGCCTGAAAACATGGCCGGAAGGGAAATTATCGTCAGTTGACTGAATAACGGTATAAATAGACTCCCTGATATTTATCTTATCATCTATGGCTTCTAATCCTTCTATTTCAACCTTACCATCCGGAGTTTTATAACATCTGTTGACGAACGTAATGTCGCGTTCTGTCATATCAGGAAGATCACAGTCGATCATAACCCACTCGTCCGGTATTTTAGCAAGAACCTTACCTACCGGATTATCCATGTCGGTACTGTCGGTAATTCTATGGGTTTCTTTAAGAACATCCATCTGATCGTTAAGAAGATACCAACTCCATACTTCAACCTTTCCACCAGGTGTACGGTAACAGGTTTTGAAATCTTTGATAACTTTCTCAGCTATGTTAATCCACTCCCATTCGGTTGTGGCCGGAATACCAGAAACAGGATGCTTCTTACCTTCTTCGTCAAGATACCAATAACAGCCATTTAAGGACACAACCACTTGGTAGATTTTGTCCCCTATTTTTATACCGGATTTGCTGTCATCTACCGGTTGGGAGGAACCCCATTTTCCAACTATGTTGGTTATTTTATCAATGCCCCTACCTAAGGCACCGACTAAAGAATCCACGCCGTTCATATGAAACTAACTTATTTCAAATTGTTTTATTACAAAAAAGGGGGTGGAGGACCAGCCTCCTCCCCCTTGGGATATATAGAAAAAAGGAAAATCAAATCTTGCAGGGCTTGATATTTGCCGAAGCAGCTAACAAGTCCATAAGGTCTTGAATACCTTCGTGAGCGCCATACGGTACATGGAAGTGTACTGTAATATGATCATCAATTACCCTACCGAAGCCGTTAGAGTAACGTGCCGGCTTCAACGTTACTGAATAATCAGCATACGGAGCCAACAGGTCTAAGCGGGTTTCTTCGTTGGTAAACATCCGTTCCATAAGTTCTTGGTGAGTCTTACGGAAGTCGAAGAACATACGTTGTTCGCGTTCCTTATCCAGCAATTCAGCGCCGAGGTGAGTACGCGGAGCCCAGTGCTGTTTGTATTCGGTATGGATCGGGTTGAAGTACGTGCTGATAGCCTCGCGCTGTTCATCCGGATAACCGCCATTTACAGCAATACGAACAGATCCTTCTTGGAATGTCAGACGGTCAATCAAACAGTCGGACGGAGAAATCATGTAGTCAATACCACGGAACAAGATACCGCATTTGCAGTTCTTAGGAATCGGATCGGCGATAATGGACTGATCTCCTGCTACGGCACCCAAACGTTTCCAGTTACGTCCACGATAAGATTCGGGAGCTTTAGATACGAAGAAGTCTTTGAAAATTTTATCGCATTCGTCGCAAACCATGTTAGTAACGACCGTTGTTTTGAATTTGTGTTGACATCCACCAGGTGTACCGTAATCTTCGATTGTCAGATACGGGAATGCTGCCTGCAATTCTTCTTTAGCACTGTTACCACATTCATCATCCGGCAACGTGATTTCATAAGCTTCTTTCGAAATCTTACAAGAACCACATGCTTCCCAGCTAACGGTAGTAACAGTAGGATTGCTACACATATCTGCTGTTTTAGCAACGAACGTTACTGTGGCAGTCGGATTAGTTTCTACAAATGCATCGATATCAGCCTTCGTCAGTTTCTTGCTTACGGCCACAGTGTACATACCTACGCCGCCATCTTGGGCTGCTGTTTTCTCGGCAGTGCTACTAACGGCATTCTTAATGCTTTCTACTACAGTAGACTGATCAACACCATCATCCTCTAACGTTACGGCATAAATCAAACCGCCGTCTACCTTAGTATATCCTTCAGGGCACTCTTCGCAGCCTTTCATGATAGAAGACAGCTTTTGAGTATAATCAGAAGGCTTACCACCTTCTTTCATCACCTGATATTTAGATGTAGAAAGATGACGTCCTACTCTCTTAATATCCAAACCAGGATAAGCAGCCTTAAGCTGAGCCAGAGCATAAGCGTCGCCGGTATCACACATTTCCATACAATAGAAATTCATGTCGGTTTCCGCCGGAGCTTTTTCTAACTCATCACAAGAATGGATAGGATGGATTTCTACAAAATCACCTACCTTTCCACCACCTGCAATCGGCTGATTCTTGATACGTTCGATTGTTTTCAAGATAGCAGCCAAAATATCAACATCTTCACAAGGATCACATTCTGAACACATATCCTCACGACCCGGACAGTTTTCGAAAATGATGTAATCATCAATATTTACCTCACCCATCGGATAACCACGAAGCTCGAACAAACGTCCTGTCAGCTTAATATGGATAGGAATACGATCGCCTTTTCTTGCTGTAATAGCGGTATTGTCGTCAATTCCGTTATAACCGAAAATAACCTCATCTACTTTAATTTCTTTGCTCTTCGGAGCAGAAGCATACACTTCTATGATTTCGTCAATAGCAAACGTAGGTGTAGAGAATGATTTATCATCAGATACACGGTCGTTCACCATCTCATTACGTCCGATTCTGATCTGGAAACGTTGTTCGTCCTTACGATATCCTTTCAAGTCTTTCAACGCTTTCAAACCATCTTTAGTCTGCTCACCATCCAAATCATAGATAGCGATCTGACCTTCTTGAAGCAACAAAGAATCTACGTCCGCCAACTTAGCGTGCGGAGGACAGATAATGTGTCTGTCATACGGTTTATGGATAGCCATAGCCTTATAATATTTTAAAAATTAATATTCTGTTATCTGTCTCAAAAATAGTGATAGTCATATAAGCAACAAAAAGCATTATGAATTAATTAATTCTTAATGCTTTTTGATAATCTTTAATTTAGGATATGCCTTTCTTCTGCTACAAAGGAGATTGGACGTTGTTTGAATCTATTTGATAACGTCCGTATTCGCTTTCATTCAAAGCAAATTGCTTTTCAATCATGTTAAGGATAATACCAATTAATTTATCATCTAATTCAGGATCTATATCAGTTGAATTAGAACCATCGGATTTAATATATCCTTCGATGTCAACTTCCTTCGGATAGCGGTAATATGTAAGGTAAACGGTGTCTACATCAAAACCAGACTTATACACCCTTACCGAATCTTCGCCTATTGTATAGAATGTTTCCCTAAAATCAAAATCAGGTTTGTTAAAAAAGTCGGCAAGAAGCTCATGCGGGTTTTCGTTCTTAGCCTCCCACATGGTAAAATCAGTAACCGTGCATTCACCTTTGGTAAATACGCCTGATATGTTTGAAAAAGAGAAGAAATCAGAAGGCAATGAAAATAAAGTGCTTTCCGGATTATCTTTATCTTCTTTCTTATCAAGTTCTTTTGAGTACACAACCAACTTTTGTATATAACGTATATCCTCTTCGTTTTTCTTATCAAGGATATAACGAACAAGGCGGTTTTGTTCGTCATTAAAAAGCTGAACAAAACGTGCCTTGTCAAGTTTTATACCACCGTTGGTCATGTTTTCTTCAGCCTTCTGTAAGGCCCGAAGATAACAATCAACGATTTTCATAAATTATTCCTTTTTATCAGCGTATTGATCAACATCAAAACCTTTCTCATCTTCCTTTTTCTTCTTATCAGACTTAGCTCCTTCTATTTTTTTATGCTTGTTCTTTAAAGCATTATACGCTTCAAGAACACGTGACTTGGTTTCTAACATCGACTTATTGGAAGCAAGAGCCATAGATGCAGAGATGGCGTCGGCGCCCAGGAGCTCGCCATTCAGATACAGTCCGTCGGTGTTGACGGTGACAGCCAGCCCTTCGATCATTTCCTTGATCATACGATGGAATTTGATCACCTGCATTCCCTCCGAAGATTCGTCGTCGGATAAGAACCTTGAGCTTGCTTCTTTATATATGTCAACGTTCGTATTCTTGGCGTCAATCCAATTAGTGAATATGTATTGAACCATGCTCTGATCAAGCTCTACGCTATATATGATGTCAAGATACAAAAGCAGATCGTAGATGCTTTTCCTTTCAGCCTCTGACCCTTTCAGTTTGTTCATGAACTCGTATAAAATATCAGCCTTGTCAATCTGACGTTGTTTCCTGATATCTACAGCCGTAGTCTTGTCTTCTACACAATAATAAGATTCGACATACATCGGATTACCGTCTTCCTCTTTAGGAGTAAGAGACTTGGATAAAATAGCTATATACAGCTCAAATAAATCACGAACGTCATTAGTGTAGAACAAACGACCATCATACAAGTCAATTCTGTAAGAATCCCAGAAATCGAAGTTCTTTTGGTCCAGGTCCTCATTGACAGTTTCTTCAAACGGATACCGAATATTCTTAATACGCATATCCATTTCATTCTTCTTGTCTTCAAGTGAGTAACCTTTATAACATGCTGAATTGATGAAGAAACCGGTATCATACACCCTAAGATCCTTATCCCATCCACAACAAGATACTGTCTTGTTACCAGGGAAAGGAGTCTTGGAAATGCCTCTTTCCTGATATCCGGAAGGAGCTTCTTCATCCATCTTACCTGTTATAACATAAATAGAGTCGGAATATATCTTCATTCCTCCTACGGTAGCCAGCAGTTTCTTAGACTCATGGCTTTCTTCAAAAATCTTTTTTCCCATTTTTTTATATACCCTACGTCTTTTCATATATGAAAAGACTATGTTAGAAACAAAATTTGCGGCCGGTTTTAAAGCCGACCGCAAGTTAATATTAAAAGTTATGATTACAAAGAGCTTGGTAACAATTCAATTGTTACAAACCGGCTGGTATCTTTTACCCAACAAGCCGATACAGAGTGGCACCAGAATTGTTCTGACATACGAGGATGGCTGGATACAATTTCTTGAGCCGATACCCTGGATGACCATCTACCTTGTTCGTAACCCCACCACATAGAACCGATATCAGGCTTAACGTAGAATACGTTGCTGTTGATATTACCAATACGAGCTTCGGCTGAAGCAGGGATGCCGGCGAATGCATTAGAGTATTCAGGAGCGGTCAAGTCTTCCATAATACATGAATATGATGTGATAGGAGTCATGCCGTCTACCAACTGGCTTCTATCTACCATATCAACGTAATCCAAAGAAGGTTCGTGTTCTACAATAACCTTACCAATACCCGGAATAGTAACGCCCTTGATCTTTACAGTTCCTAATTCAAGAGCATCGTTTGATCCTGTTACCGGGTTATTGATGATACGTTCTGTACCCATAAGCGGAGCCAAAGCACCTAATTGAGAGAAGAACTCATCACGAAAGATTTCAACGATGTTCTTGTAAGCCATAGCACCTACCTTGAATTTCATTACACGATTTTCAATCGGCATATCGCTACGACCACGGAAAATATAGTCGGCAGCAGCCAGGAAGTGTTCACGCTTGATACCGCCCGGACGTGCATATGAGATAACGAAACCACGGCGAAGTTGATGGTACAAACCTTCGTTTTTCATCAAAACACCATTATGACCCTTGACTCTACCTCCGCGCATGAACATAAGTTCGTATGCTTCCATCTTAGCCAATTCAGCCAAACAGAACAAAGATACTGTATTGGCTACACGAGCTGTACGCATATCAATGCTTCCGTCACCAAGACGAGAACCGATGATAGCATAACTTGCATCACCTCCTCTGATTTCAGAAAGCTGACGAACTTTCTGGTAAGCTTTGTCGATGAAATTCTGTGTACGTTCGTCCGCATAAGCCAAAGACTTAATACCAGCGTACATAGTCGTTTCACCTTCAACACCACGGTGTCCACCAAGCGTAAATTCACAAGTCATAGAACCGGCCTTAGAAGCACCTCCTACGCCAGAGAACTGAGTAGAGAACTCACCAAGAACGTTTGTTACCTTCCAGTATTTAATACCGGCACGAAGCATGTCTTTCGGGAAGTATTTAGCACGAGAACGGCCCCACAACTTACACCAGTATCTCCAGTTCTCACCTTCTTGTTTCGGAGGACGCTCTGTAGAGATAAGGGCCTGGCAACCGTTAATCACATCGTAAGTAATAACATCTCCTTGTTTAAATTGTGCATTCAACACAATTTCGAAGAAGCTTTCATCAATACCAGGTTTTGCATATTTCAAAGACGTGTCTTCTACTGTAACCACCTCATACGTTTCTGATACCGGAAGATCATAACGGAATGAACCATTGATACCATTTACGGTAATAGTAGCATCCTGTTTGATCATACCCATATACATAGGCAGAGGATAGTTTGTAATGTTAGAAAACAACTCAAGCATACCCAGATGGTTCTTATCAGGATCTTCGTAGTACCAATCTTCTAAAGAGCTAAGATCGTGTTCTACGATACTTTGCTTAACGACTTTAGCGTCGGTATATCCAATCACCGTGTCACCATTCATGGTGGCCGGGAAATTTTTTGTTAAAAGTACATTAGCCATGAACGAAAAAATGTTTTAATTTTTAATCTATACTGATTTCATCGAACTTCACACCTTGAACTTGATCACCTTTATCATCTACCGGAGCCACCCTCTTGTCTTTATTTGTATGGCTGATGAGCTTATAAATTTTCTTTTTCTCATCAACTACAGCTTGATTCGACTTCTGTTTTATGAACTCTCCTGGGTTCATAAGAAACATAATCAAATCTGGCGCTTCTTCCGGATTCATCATCATCTCCCTTACCCTATTAAATGCTTTGGTAATTCCGGGATTCGATTCAGAAGGTTTTAGGGCAAAATCAAGAGCTTTAGATACCATAGTGTCATTTAGCTGATACTTTGCCTGGATAGAAGACTTAAGGTCTTTCTTATACCTTCTAAAATCTTCTGCATCCTTCGCCTTCTTTTCGGCAGCCTCTTTAGTACGTTGCTGGATAATATCATCCATTCTCTTATCAAGCTCAGCCTTATACTTTATAGCCTTTGCTTCAACATACTCTTCACCTTTATTGATAATGCCTTTGAAAAACTCATCAGCTTCATCTTTAGGCAACCCAAGAAGATCAACATAATGGCGAACGATCTTTATCTGATCTGCTTTGTTTTCAATGTCAAGCTTTTCTATAGGAGCGACATTCGTATCATATTGCTTAAGAATATCAACGATATTCGCGCCGGCCTTATCAGCCTGGATAAGCTTCTTAGTAATATCAGAAACAGAGGTAACATCTATCTTATCCTTAACAATGTCCTCTTTCTGGCTTTCAAGGACTGTAGATAGTATATCACACAACGAATCTTCTTTACTAAAATCAAGATCATTGATAGTAATCTCTTCGCCGTTTTCACCGCTAAATACCACATCTTTCAAATCGGGAATGATTCCCCTTGAAGAAAGGGCATCCAATACTTTTCTGTAATTGACAACCGGGGTCTCTACCTGATCCTGATTAACGTCAACTACATTCTCTTCTCCTTTTTTATCCTCTTTAGGATCAGGAGTAGGATCAACAACCAGCTCTTCTTTAATTTGAGAACCTTCTTCTACAGGCTTCTCATCTTTTTTAGCCGGTTCATTACCATTAATAGGCAGAATATCTTCTTCCCTATTATAAACATCATCGACCGGACCGATACTAAAAATATCGTCCAATTCTACTATTCCATTTTTTTCTAATTTTCCCATACTGCAAAAATATTTAAATACCTATATTTCAGACAAAAAACTTATAAGTGTTTAATCTTCACTAAAAATTAAATATCCCCAAATTTTATTAGAGATTTTCTAATGAAATTTGGGGATATTTAATCCTTAATTCTTATTGATTCCGGCTACATACCTTTTGGTGGCGTCTTCCCTCGCTCGTTGGGCAAGTTCTTTGGATTTTAATTTTAACTCTTCCATTTTTATTCTCATTTCATCATCATGAAGTTTGGAATCGTTTTCGAGCTTCTTATCCTCTATCCTTTCCTTGCTTTCTATATCAGCTTGCCTTACGGTCTGATCTGAAACAGAAGCCAGGAAGTTGAGGGAGGTGGCGTCGCTCTTGGCGTCTGCCGCCCTGCCTGCCGCCTGAATCTTCTCTTGAAGTATCCTGTATTGACCTTTCTTGTCTTCCAAAGCAAGTTCATGCTGACGTTGCTTATCCTTCTCAGCAGCTTCAGCTTGTATCTGTTGCTGGTTAAGCTGCATCTGATTCTGTTGTTGCTGCTGCATCTGACGCTCGTTGTATGCGCGAGTATTCCTTGCATTCTGTATAAGTTCCACCATAGAATCTGATGTGAAGATAGATGCAAGATCGTAAATATCGCCTCCGGCTGTATTTAGCTGCAACATGAAAGTTTTAAATTTCTCAAGCTCATCCCTTTTCTTGGAATTAGATAATGCCTGAACACCAAGATGCCTTAGACTAAGACCGTCGGTTCCTATAGATAAAAACGCTCTGGTAAGATCACTTTTTGTGTACATTACAGAAATATCCTTTCCTTCTTCCTGACATTGTTGAGCAACAGCCAGATGAAGATCCAAAGCGCGTTTCTTGAAGTAACCGAAGTTATCAAAGTATATCTGTGTTTGTAACATAGATGCTGTAACGCCCTGCTGGACCCCGGTGGCGGTCTCATACCTGTTGGGGCCGTTAATTACTTGAGGCGTGATACCAACCATTTCAAAACATTTCATCCTCGACCATTCAGCAAGTTCCATTCTTGTTTTAAGTTGCTCTGTCTGGGACAAATCATAGACAGCAAACTGGTTGAAAGGGACACCACCTTTCGTGTTTTGAGATGAGGTATCTAATGTAAGAGCACCTACAGACTTAGCTACATCAAGAAGGTTTGCCCATATATCAGCCACATCTTCACCCAAATCCTTGTATTCACTCGGAACCAGATTTATATCTCCTAAGAAGAATTTACCGATCTCCTTTTCAAGAATATTGTTTATCTGGTTTATGGAGAAATTATAGAATATTTGATATGGCTGAATCCTGTTAGCCATAGAAGTACCGATATATCCGGCAACAGGTAAAACAAAGTCATAGATGTTGCTATCCCCTTTTATCTGGTGATCGATAGGTTCTCCATCCAGATACAGGTTGTCCTGAGCGAGGGCACCTCCACTTATTTTAACCCCGTACCTTACCTGTGGAACGTAATCTACGAAATAGGTATTAATCTCCGGGTTCTCCATTCCCTTACTCATGGTTCTGGTAATTTTCTTAATACCATTTTCCTGTAAAAAGTCCTGAAGAAGCTCGTCGGTTACCATTTCGGTAGTTACTAATCCGGTTTCAGTTTGGTAGGTAATTACATACACCTGAGCCGGGGATACCCAATATGATTCAGTTACCTGATACAAATCACTACGAACATGCTCGTCGCTTAAACTCTGGGCACGGTTATAATAATTACCATGCTCTAAATTTGGCATGAATCTGGTTCTGTGATATTCGTTGCCATTACTATCGTATCCGGTATATGTGCCGGCTGGAATACCGTAATAATCCTCATAAGCTTTTATAGAAGCATAATCATTATATCCTTTCCAAGGTATTACCTTATTCTGATATAACATCCCTACACTCGCCGATTTGGATAAACTTACATAGCTTCCATTATCACCATTGTTATAAGTACCATTGAAATTATCAGCACCTCCTATAAGCTTTTGCTTGTCTTTTGCCGTAAGAAGATGCCCCCACCTTACTATAATATCATTGGCAGTATAATAATGAACACGACCAATATAATCACCGTACTGCGGATACTTGCTATCTAATGTCTTAGAGTAAAACGTATTCAACGGAGACCACCTCTCCGGCTTATAATAGTCGTATCCTACATGATAGTTTCTAAAACAACGACCGGTAAGAAGATAGTCGATGAAATTCTCGGTGTCTATCTCATCCATGTAAAAACGCCCCCTGTCTGCTTCAAGCGTATGAGAACCCCATATAACCTCGGCAGTCTTCCATTTTGTATTCATGAAATTCTCTATCTCAGGAGGGGTCATAGATGCTTTCACCTCTTGTATCTGTTGAGCATAAGCCTGCTTTTCTTCTTCGCTTGCAAAATTATTATAATCCGGATCCAATCCCCTATTTAACAATTCTTGCCTAACCCTTCTGTCCAATTCCTCTTTAATGTAATTATGAAGGAGATTCTCCTTCGTGGCAGAATACTGATTCACTTCAGATTCGTCCAATCCAACTACATTATACTTGTCAGAAAGGTTGCCCAACCATCCTACAAAAGCGTTTACGATCGTACCTATTATATCATAATGACGTAAGAATGATGGAATATTTACATTGTCCCTTATAGACTGAACATCCTTAAGATAAGGAATTACGTCTTTCAGCTCCATAAAGGATAACTTACCTTCCATCATTCTATAAAAATCCTTGAACTTCTGGTTCTCATCAAGCTGCTTCAAACCAATCAATTCAAGAGAATCCATAGTGGCTTTAAACCACTCCTTGGTTTTTCTCTTGGTAGGTATCGCCTGTACCGGCAAACCTGAAAATACTCCTCTGGCCGGAAAAGCCTGATCTCTATTGAAATATTCCATCCTATTATCCTATTTTTCACAAAGATAAGGAATTTGTTCTCGTCACCTCATTTTATAAGGGTTATGTCTTCTTACCGTAAATCCTTTGACCTGTTCTATCTTCTTGCGCTCTCTCTTCTTTTGATTCTCCTTCTGAGTCGTACTTTCAGGCATGTAACCCATATCATCATAATACTTAGCCAGAAGAAGAGCGTGGCCGAAGGCTATGATACGGTCGGTGTTGGTCCCGGGGCCGAAGGCTATGATCTCATCAAGAAGTTCTATATCAGGGATACGGTAAATACCTTTCTGTGTTATTTCATTACCATCATCATCATACCCAACAACAACATCCTCCCAACAATATTGAATAACGGTATTGAAAAGCATACGCTGATTGGGAACCGTAGGAGCCAAACCGAGCTTATTGTTCTGACGGGCTCCGGCACGGATAATCTTACCGGCAAGACGTTCGCCATCTTCCAGCAACATAAGCTGCTTATTTCGTCTCGTAAGATAAAATTCATACATTCGGTCGGCATTCTCCATAAGACACTTGGCCCCATACGCTTCTTGAAGTATTTCACAATTCCTACAAAAATCATCGGAAGATGGAGGACGTGATGCGTATGATGCTACTATGCAATAAGCAAATGGATCGTTGATTTTTACATATCTTTTAAGTACATAAAACGAACCAACAGAATCAGTATCAGCCTTGTCAGATTTATAGGGGTCAAGCGATGAGACATAAGTGTAATCAAAAACACCTCCTTCTTCTGGTGGATCCTCATATATAACAACAGGAGAATCTATGTTACCACCTTGAAACGGATAATCAGCAAGCTGCTTATCACTAAAATTATACCCCATTTTCATGCCGTCTATCTGATAAATATCCACTGTTTTACCAGGCCTACCTTCTTCAAGAAGACGGCTTTTGTGCTTCAACGCATCTTCTACAGGGAACCTATTTACGTTCGTATTAAGGAAACAATCATCTATAGACAAAGGGAATGCCATTCGTTCCTGGACGTATAAAGCTCTATCCTTTTTGACAAGTTCGTCAAGACGTGATTTTATTATTCCAGTATTTTTATCAAAGTCTGAAACTTTTATTTTTATCTTCTTAAGACCGGGAGCATTCTCTACTCCAAGATACTTATCAAGAGTCGTTTCTTTCTTTTCATAAGCATGAGACATCTGGGCCGGAACAAAGCATCCAGATTTACATATACGCCATGTTGGTTTAATAACTCTCTTATTTAGAATATCATAATTCATTATAATGAATCCATATTCGTCCGGAGAGTTCATGATTTTCTGGGCATCTTGAGACTTTTCTACATTACCTCCGGTATTATGAGTTATAATACCATTTGCTATATAAGTGTGAGTATCTGATGCAGTGAGATTGTAAACAGGCTTAATTCCTATATACTCTATCTTATCTATCCTTTCTATTATCACTCCATCTAAATATTTTGACCTAAAAGAACCAAATGTGCTAAAATTAGAACTAAATTCCCTTATAGAATCAAGTTTTTCTCTTCTATATCCTATATCTGTTCCAATTATATTACAATATTTAAACATGGATAATTTATCCAATATATTACATACATATGAATCAAGAATAATAGATCTATCTGCTGGATTTTTAGATGGGCTATAAGAAATAGTACTATGTATTCCAAATTTAAAAAGAACATCCTTTATTTCTTCAAGAAGATGTTTATTACAAGATCCTACACTTATACGATGATGTCTTTTATCATTATTAGAACAAAAAGTAGCATCAGCATCAAAATACCCCCTAATCATCATAATAACATCCTCCCTTCTATATAAATGTATATTTAAAGGAAGTGTTTTGTTTTTTTTAGTCTGACCATATATACCAAGTTCCCTTAACTCATGGCATATACCTTTTATTCTTATTTCCCTATAGTCTTTTCCGTTCTTAGTCTTATACTGTTTCTCTATACAACACTCATATTTAGATCGTATATAATCATACACCTCATTATCACTGGTAGACACGACAGGAGTCTTATCAAAACCATAGCTCCCATCCCCTATTAGAATACCAACAAGATATGGATCAAACATTTTTTTATCTCCCCATATATCCACACCATCCGATACACATATTTTACGACCAACTCTAAGAGAGTCAGCTCTTCTGAAGTCAGCCCCAAAATACCTAAATTCACCACTTCTTTTCTTTATAACAGTCAATATGGGATGATCCCCACTGCATTCAAGCACCCTTCCTCTTTTCGTTGTTATTCTGTAACAATCTTTCTCGGCAGGAGGTTTCATCCATGTTATGTCTTGACTTACAGCTTTTGATGATACATTATCGAATCCTACTATTCCATCCTCTTGCTTCAAATCCTCTATTCGGCATGGCTCACCATTTGATTTATATACTATGGTTCCAGCACAACAACATCCAGCCATAAGACAAACGCCCCTCATTCTACCATGCATCATATGAGCCGGCCTACCGGCAAGCCATGCTCCAAGCACCGGAAATTTACCTACCTCATCATATATAGACGTATATGGAGTTCCACCTGCGGTCTTCAATGAGCCTCGCGTCTTTCCATCATCAACGTTGGTGATTCTTATTCTGGCATGAACATCACGTTGGTTATTGATGTTTCTTGTACCTAAAACAACTTCTTTAGTCCAGTCGTTACCGGTCCTGTTTATAGTAAGATAAGGAGGAAGATTATCAAGTCCAAACTCAAGATACTCTCCCATATTGGCAAGGTCTTCTTTACTTGCTCCAATAACATTATGCGTCAAATTGTATGTCATTGTAGCATTACGAGCCAGTAGGGAGCTCATTATAGCCGTATTGTGAGTAACGACGTAATTGGTGGTCAAAAATAAATGAGAATCATTATCAACGGTTATACAGGTGGCATGTTCCTTTCCGTATATTGATATGGATCTTATTTTTAATTCCTTACGATTCCTTGATAGTATAAGTTTGTTCCCCTCCAATTTAGCATACCAACCTGAAGCCCAAAACATACGTTGTACAAAATTTATGACATCCATGTCAATATGAGACAACGTAAGCTCTTCTTCTCCGGTTACTACATTTCTGAAAGAACGAATGAAGTTTTCTATAAAATCTTTCTTTTGATCTATGGATGATCTTAGAAATTTCTTACAAATGTATTTATCGAAAAACATATCCCCACTATAGCCACCGAGATAAGCCGCCAGCATCGAGGCATAGGCCGACGGTGGAACCGGCAGCTTTGCCGTAGGGTAGTTCAGGGCCTCACCTACTGGAATAGACATACTCTTATAATCCAATCCGGCTATGGCTCTAAGACTCCTAACATGCCATTTTCCTCCATGATTGACACGCCATTGATGATTACCGCAGCAAATAACGTTACGACCGTCTTCGAATACGACTCTGTATGTAGTTACTTTCCCTTGAGGATAGACACCTACGACTTCTACCAAATTACCTTTATCGTCATATATCTTATCCCCTACAACGATATTTCCTATCATCTTTTCCCGGTCCTCAAGATAAAGTATCTCAGAGTCAAGAAGGGCTTTTCCAAAACGACGGCACCCGAACATGAATATTCCTTTATTCTCTTCTTCCGCCTGCTTTAGAAATTCGGCAAACATCCATTCATTATCACGAAGCTGAGAATTTCCAGGAATACGATCATCTCCTACGTCAATCATCATCTTCCAGAAATTGATATGCCAATATAGCCAAGGATGTATAAATACCCCATTTATGGTAACACCGTTAAGGAGTTTCATAGCCTCATTCTCCCAGAATTGCTTGACATCATCGTCTTGCTCTTCATAAGAATACAGGTCATTCCATAACGGGATATCGTTACCCATATTTATATAAAGTTCTTTGCTATCAAAATTCATGACAAAACTACTTATCGAGCTTGCTCTTAGCCTCATTCTTAACAAAAGACTGAATACCTGATACTGTTTGTCCTCCTTTTAGGCTTTTCTTATTTTTGGCAGCCTCAAGCTGATTATAGACATCCATTATCCCACACATCTTAATATAAGATTCAGTCCATTGCATTAAGCTATCAGACAAGCTTTTTTGAAACCTAAATTCTTTCTCCCTCTTATCAGAATCTTCTATTTTATCCCAAGGGTTTTCAGATAGATAACGTTCAGCCTTATCTATCTGATCCCTTAGCACAAGAAGTTTCCGATCTACGTAAGAGACATCATCGTTAGTCGGCTTTCTTGCTTTCATTGTTGATAATTTTTAAAAAAGCCTCATACTGAGACTTAAGCATATTAAACCTGTCTTCAAGAGAAGATGGATCAACACGATACTTACACATGTTTTTTATTCCTTCCTCAACAGACTCGTCTTTGAATACAACAGAACCAGTATTATTATCAACGTACATAATAAAATCCGATTCTCCGTCGTTTACTATCCTGTCAAGAACCTTCTTGCTGTCATCATCTATGTTAAGATCATGACCGGCGTTAATAGATAACCTGTAAACTGCCTTTATAGAAGAAGATACTTTCAGCATCTCTTGTTGATACAAGTTGGTCATAAACGACTTTTCCTCCAAATCAATAAAGTCTTCTAACTCTATGTTGTTTTCCTCATCCTTCTTCCTAATAATATCCTTAGTTAGATCTTCCATCTCCTCTCCCACCTTATCTTGCGCAGACAGTAGATGGTTGTAATAAGAAATAAGATGCTTTATATCTGAATCAAAATCAATCTTCTTCATTGTCAAGAACCTTTTTATCATGAATAATAACGTCCATCAACTCCATTGACAAATTATAATCAGCCACTTCAAAAAGCTCGCTGTCTGTCAACGTCCTTAAAAAAGAAACAGACAATCCTCTTTTCTTTGCAAAAGATCTAAGTACAGCATAGAGAATGTCTCCGGCAGAATAATCGGGGAGATCGTCACAAGATGCCTGCAACATAGAAAATAAGGACTTCCTTTTATCCTCGCATTGTAAATGCCTTGCTTTACCACATCCGCCCATAACTTAACTTTTTTGAATTATAGTACCTTCAAAATTAAACGGAATCGATTCCTCTTTTTGAGACCCATCTTTTTGATAGTGAACGGTCATATGTTTTACGAATCTTCCTATTCCAAATCCTGATGTATGTATCTCTATATTGAACTTAAAGTGACGGGAGTCTATGATATTCAAATTAGATGACGTACAACCACAAGATGTCTCTGATGCTGTTATCTTCATATCATGCTTCGACTCAAGAACGAATGAAAACTTTATACTGTTTCCTTTCTCTACCGGTTCAAAAATGATTTCAAATGATTTACCGTCTTTAGATAGGTCAATGTTATATTGCTTGTCATCTGTAGAAATAACATTAAACTCATCAGAATCCATTGTAATAAGCTCTAATCTGTTCCATCTTGACTTCTCATCATAAAAATCAATAGAATACTGACGGTCCATCCACGAAGGACGGGGAAGCCCCTCCCCAAGCGCACACTCCTCTGTCTTGCTCCAGGCCTTTTGCTTGATGAAGCACGTACATACCGAACAACGATTTTTACCTATTTTCTTGCTTACGTATAAAGAAAGAGGAAGCATAGAGTTAGGAACGTTCTTGGTGTTGAATTTACATCCTTCACACTTTTCAAGACGTTCTTTGTACCAATCAGGATAATCCTCTTTTTTTCTTGGAAGTTTTTTTAATATCGTATCCATAAAAGCATCGTATATAACTTCCGCTTGCAAAATCTTTTTCATGACTTATCTATTAAATTCCTGTTCTTGAATATTTTGTATTTCACTAAAACTATGACCTTTACGAGATTTAAAGATAGATAATTTGTTGTGTTTTATCAACATATCCCCACTTTTTATCTCACCTGAGTCATAAGCATCCTTTATCATCCTTATCTTAATATCAAGGCACTTAAGTTCTTTTTCCTGATACTTAGATAATTTTTCTACCTTGGATTTAAGACGCTCAAGGTTATGTTTGCGCCTCTCCATCTCATGAAGGTTACAAACCATATCACCCACATACGGGAACGATACAGACACGTTATCTGTGTACGTACATAAGTTATTGGCATAAGAAATACTGGCTCTGAAAACGTCACGTATCTGGTTTCGGTCGTAAACGCCCCCGGTCTTATCCATCACATCATCTATAATATGTGACTCAAATGATATAGGGAAATCATTCTTCGGCATCGGCTTCAAAAGTTTTCTTTCTGTAAAATAAAGAAACCAACGCACATTGATCTCTTGAACCCTCCAATACAAAAAGACGGCGCATGTTCTCTATATCCGGGCACAAACACCTTGTTCTGTAATTCCCTTCACGGTCAATCAAAATACCACGCTTCTTCATCTCCGTATCCAAAACCGATACATATTGAAGATCGGTACTGAAACAATGAGAAAACTTCTTCTTCGTTTCATACGAATATCCAAACACAAAATAATAGGCAAGAAGATTTAAATGCCTCGCATCTATGACATTCTTCTCATTACCAGAGGCCATTAGGTATCCGTTATAAAACAGAAGTATCTTCTTAGCCATATCTACCGTATTGGAATAAGGTACTAAAAGCCTATAAGCCCTATTACTAACATCTTTATTATCACTTTCTTTCATGAGATTATCGTTTTGATACAAAGATAAGGATTAAGGATTTATAAATTTAAAATTAACGTATTTTATGACAATAGATTCAGGGTTTGTCCCGATATTTGCACTGTGACATTAAAAAATAAGTTCTTGTTGTTTGATTCTTGAATTTTGTTTCTACATTTGTAGCACGTTACAGATGTAGAAATAAGATAAAATAAAAAACAAGAATATAAAATATTAAGTGTCTTGTTTTTTGTTGATTCTTGTTCTTCATCATCTGTAACGGGGTTTTGGAGATTATCTGCAAAAAGACACAAATCGGATGGATATCCCCAAAAATCCATCCGATTTTTTTTTTGTTACAGATTATGAAGCTACAATTAGGTAGAAATATTAACATAAGTCTCAGACTTTTGGAACAGTGGTCAGATGATTCGTTGTTCATGGAATTGTATGCTTTATACTGTATGATAAAAATCTCCCGCCGGGATTCGAGAATAAGATTCAAAAACCAGAAAGATCTTCTTCATAAACTTGGAATCGGGTATTCGAAGTTCAAGAACATGACAGGACATCCGATGTTTGACGAACTGTTCCGTATGACGGATAGTACGTTTGTAGCAAGAAGATATCGTGTTAATGGCGTACAACTTACTCTCGGATGCGGGAAAGTGAATATTCCAAAGAATAGGATTTTAATTAAGATAAAGAAAAATGAAATAACAAACCATGAAAAAGTCCTTGACAGGATAAGAGAGGCGATGTTTGTTAATTTAGTCAGAAATAATGAGTCTGTACTGAACAGTGGAGAGACAAACTCTCAGGCTGATGTCGTAGACGGAAGCCACTCGTATTATGGATTAATTGATTCGACGATAAGTAATAAAACAATTGCCTTGTACTTGAATGTAGGACTAACAAAAGCGAAAGAGATTGTCGGTATGGCAATACAAGACAAGCTCGTAAAAAGGTTCGAAAACATACAATTTATAACATACGTAGATAATCCTCGTGCTTACATTGAAGCAAACGAACATAACTACCCAATAGGTAAGCTGATTCCGGTATATAGGCACGGAGCTGTTTTCTGGCAAATAGCAAATACCTGGACCTTGTATAAAAAAGGAGCAACAAACAGATGGTATTTTGGAGAGAAGGATATAGAGAAAGGAGAAAAAGAAAAAGTGAGTAAAAAAGACGATTTCAATTTCTTCTTAAAAGACAATACTCATATCCTACGTTTCCTGAACGCAGAAGAAGTTGTTTCCGAAGATGGAGAAATCCTTGGCATAGATCGTAAAAAGACAAAAGAAGAAGAAGCAAGGTCATTGGCTTCTGTTATGGCTAAAGAAGCGCACAAAGACTTCTGGGAAGGATATGAGCGAAGTACACAAAACCAGATTATAAGAAAGTACTATCGCGCTATCATAGCAGAAGATAAGAAGCGAAGAATGGACATGTTCTTAAACCGTCTTAAACAATCATACGACAAGGTTAGTGGGTGGAGCAAGGAGAAGGTAGCCACGGTAAAGGCAGGCATGGCTGATGCGGAAGCCTGCTGTGCTGAGGTGGGGACGTCCGTTGCCGGGGTCTGTGGTCGGGTAAGTAGGAGAATGAAATCCTATAACAATACCGCTCCTGACAAAAAGTCAGGTTTTAATGAGGTACGGGATATGTATGCTGAGTTCGCCGGCGAGATGGCTAAAGCGGTGGGATCGGTAAGTGAAGACATCTATACGTATGTTAAGGCAGAACAGTTTAAGGAAAAGATAGAGAATATGGATATATCTATCCAATCATTACCTAATTACAATACAACAGTAGGTAATGATAAAGAATTAGATGGTGAATCTGTATTCAAGGATATACCATTTGAAGAACTATCATTCTATAATGATACCTATCTTTATCCTTCATCTCAGTATTCATCATTGTAATGTTTGGTACTTGAGAGAGGGTCTGTTCTTAGTGGTCGCCGACAGAGCCGAAAAACGATAATCTCGTAGAACATCGACGGAAACACCCGTTAGCCACCACTATGCCATAACCATATCTATACGAAACCATATTACTGTCTGATTCAAAACTACTTATCCGAATTATTATTTCTTTTTAAACCTAATTAATTCATTTTATATTTTAGGTTTTATTTTATTTTCATACTTTTGTTTTGTAGAACAAAATCAGAAAAAAGATGGCTATAAGTTACGACAAAAAAATCATGGAGTGCGTTCTTCGTTCAGTTATGTCCGAAGGTAATGTCGCACAAGGAAAGGCTATTAAGTCTATTTGTAAGTCACCAAAACCGCTGTTTATAACCGGTAAAGGAGGAAGTGGAAAAACAACGTTCCTTAAGCGTATTATACCGGCATTAAAAAATGCGGTTGTTGTAGCTCCTACAGGTGTTGCTGCTGTTAATGCAGGTGGTCAAACCATTCATTCATTTTTTAGAATAGGAATGCAGCCGTATATACCTGAAATACGAAAAGGTGCGTTTATGGATAACTGCGAATATAAATTCAACGGAGGTTCGGAAAAGATTCTACAGAATATAAAGTATCTTATCATAGACGAGATTTCTATGGTTCGCCCTGATCTTCTTGACAACGTGGCTGATATACTTCGTCATGCAAGAGGAGACAAGGACCCGTTTGGCGGAGTGAAACTTATTATGGTAGGTGATTTATTTCAACTTCCGCCAGTAATTAAGGAGGATTTTTTTAGAGAAATATACGATACATCTTACTTCTTTAGCTCCAAGTCTCTTATGGCTTCTGGTATGGAAATGGTGTCTTTTGAAAAAATATATCGTCAGAAAGATGAGAAATTCATTAGCATCCTTAATAAGGTGCGTGAAGGGCAGATGGATGATGATGTATTTGATACAATAAACAGCAGATGTATTCAGTCTGATAATAATCAAGGATATGTTGAGATTGTAACTACCAACTCAAAAGCTACGGCTATTAACGAAATGAGAATATCATCGTTACCAGGCTCTTTAAGAAAATTAGAAGCTGTTATAAACGGTGATTATCCTAAAGATGCTCCGGTTGAAAAAACTCTTTTCTTGAAAGAAGGATCAAGAGTTATGATAACAAGAAACGGAGGAGAGTACTTCAATGGCTCTCTTGGTACTGTATTATCTATAAAAAAGGGTGAGATTGAAGTAGTCCTTGATAAACCGAAAGATGATGAGCATACTAAGGTTGTTATAACACCATGTTCGTTTGAGAAAGTAAAATACGTAAGAAACGGATATAAGATAGAATCTGAAGTAGTAGGAGCTATTATTCAGTATCCTATAAAAATAGGTTATTCTATCACGATCCATAAAGCTCAAGGCCTGACATTGGATGCGGCTATGATGGACGTATCTAATTCTTTTGAAACAGGACAGCTATATACGACTCTTTCAAGAGTAAAGTCTCTTGATGGATTATATCTTCGTCAACCTATTCCTAAGACGGTAAAAACCAGCGATCAGGTGGTGATAAACTTCTATAAAAGGACTCTTGGTAATGGAGGTATTGTGAAACCGGTTCCAATGGAAGAGCTTGAAAAGTCAATGATTAATTTGTCAACCGGATCTGAAATAGATTTTGCAGAGTTTAATTTATAAAAAAATGTAGTTATGAAAACAAAAGAAGAAAAACAAAAGAAGTTTGTGACAGAATTTGAAATCAATGGAGAAAAGTATGGTGGATATATTTATGCTACAACTTTTTCCGAAGCTGAAGATTTTGTTAGACAAAGAAAAGCGACAGAGAAAGTTGTAGGTGGTCCGTGTTTAGAACAAGAAGAAATTAATCGTCTTTATAACCATTCTTCTTAGAATTTTTAATGATTCTTGTTTGTTGGCATAACCTTGAGATGGTGATACTATAGTATATAAGTACCTAATAAGAATATGGCAAGAGTAGATAAAATATTTCAAGACAATTTGGCTCTTATAATGAGCCAGCCGTGGGAAGAAGTGAAGCGTCCGGTCTACGGTGACGGGACAGGCGTCAAGGTGAAGCGTATCCTGCAAGTATGCAACCAGTACGATCTTCGTCGGGAATTTCCTCTTGGTTCGCTGAGACCTACTAATTTATGGAAGGCTATAGATGAGGTGATCTGGATATGGAGAAAGAGAAGTACTGATTTAAAAGATCTTCATTCTCATATCTGGGATCAGTGGGCTGATGATAATGGAAAGATAGAAGGATGTTATGGAGATATGGTGAACAGACATGTTTATATGGGTACCGGTAAAGCTCCAGAGGGTATGATAGACATCCATGATGGTCTTTACGGTTTTCTTAACCAAACAGACTTCATTCTTTGGTCACTAAAGAATGATCGTTCGTCAAGAAGAATAGTAGCATCCATGTTCGATCCTGAAACCAATGGACTAAAACCTCTTCAAGAATGTGCGTTTCAGATCAATTTATCTGTTAAAGGAGATGAGTTGTATATGACGCTTTATCAGCGCAGCCAGGATATGATTACAGCTTCTTACTGGAATGTAGCTCAATATGCGGCGTTGATGATGATGTTTGCTCACGACGCCGGGTTAAGGCCCGCAGTTTTCACTCATTTCATCCAAGATATGCATGTGTATGACCGTCACGAAGAACAGGCAAACGAGCTCCTTCGTCGATCTCTCTTCGGCCCGGTTCCGCAGGTTACTATCTCATCTCGTATGGAAGGGAAAGGATTTTATGATTTTGTAGCTGATGATTTTGAGGTATGGAATTATGAACCGAAGGAGCAAATAAAATTTGAGATTGCGAAATGAAAATAAGCATAGATAGAAGAGCCAAAATGATTCCTATTATGGAAATCAATGCCGGAGATGAAGTTAATATCGGAGGCTTTGATTATGTTGTTGAAAGCATAACTCCATGTAGGAAAGGATCTTATTCAGATGCGTATGGAATTAGGTTGGTCATGTCTTCTTACAAGCATGGCCAACTTGTAAGAAAAGTAGATAGCGTTTTTTCTATCGATTCTATTTTAGTATTTCTCCCTAAAGGAGATTCTGTTGTAGTAGAGTGCTCTTATAGAGAACTTGAAGAATATTTCCCTAAAATATAGTGTAATGACAGGCGAAGAAAAATGTAATAGATGTGAGCAGTTTGGACCAAATGGTCTAACTGATTATCCATGTAAAAGGATTCCATCAAGGAACTGTCCTTGGTTTATAAAAATATCGGATAAGAAATATAAGAAGATTCTTGCCGATAGGGTGAAAAGAATTAAGGAGAATGAGAAACTTAAGCAGGAAATGATGAAAGATCAGGATCTTGTTGAAGAAGTAAAACAAAATACGAAAAGATTAATGCAATGAAAAAGAAAAATATAAAACCAGAAGAAGTGGAAGTCGTTATTCCTAAAGAAGTAAAAGCTATTAACATATGTGGGGATATCAATAGTTTTATAAAACATATTATATATGTTAGCTTGGATAAGGTAAGTAGTGATAGGGCGTTTGTCAATAACGATATTCTGTATATGGTTACATACGCCTCTATAAAAGGTAAAAATATACCTGTTGGTGTATTAGCAAAACAAAAAGAAGCTGAAACAGAAGATATTGCTATGCCGTTTGAGGATATTGGAAGAGATGTAAATGTAGTGTATCCTATTGAAATAGGAAAGAAGTTTAAAGGATTTTACATTCTTAGTAATGGTGCTGTGGCTATCGATTACGAACTTACAGACAATGGAGGCTTTGAAGATGACGATAGCATTGGTAAAATCGACATGAATCTAAATTGATACATTATGGTATTATATATAGCAGCAGACCCAGGAAAAGATGGAGCCATAGCCTGCATCGATCAAGACAGCAAACTAATATCGAGAATCTCAACTCCAAGAATATCAGCTTCAGGACCAGTAGACTTGACTAAAGAATATGTTTTTTGCCGGGATACGATCGTAGAAAACAATCCTGATAGGGTAGTGTTTGTCATAGAGGACGTCCACGCACTGTACGGGGTCAGCACGTCCTCTACAGCCTCCCTCATGGAGAACAAAGGCCAACTGCATGGGCTGTTTCTCTCCCTCTGCATGGCATTTACGGACATAAGTTGTTCCGTTAATTTCATAGCTCCTAAAACATGGCAGAAATTAGTTTGGAGGCATTCTGATAAGGTTATGGAAGCCAGTAAGGTAAATACTAAGAAAACGTCATTGGCTTGCGCTAAAAGGCTGTGGCCGACAGATACGTTCGTTAAAAACGAAAGATGTAAGACGGCCCATGACGGTATAGTTGACGCGATGCTTATAGCAGAAGCAGCAAGAAGAAGTATTTAATCTATTTTAAATCATTTTAAATCCAATTAATTCGTAATTAGATTTTAAAATAATACATTTGCAGTGTTAGATAGTCATAATCGTAAGTTTTAAAAAATGAAAGTAAGAGTTCCTGGCATACTAATGAATGAGAAGCTTTCAAATATTTCAAAGATGTTTGATAAGGTTCTAAAGGATTGTGTCACATCGAATATAAAAATTACTTTATATTTTGATCATATCCGGATACAAGCCATGAACGAACGTATAACATATACGGATGATATTTTCGATGTGAATACTGATATTTCTTGTGACCAGAAGTTTTCTCTTTTAGTAGATGCCGGGACTCTTATTTCGTTTTTTAAAAATCATAACCAGGATATAGAGATAGAGATTAAAAACGATTACAGTATCGTTTTTAAATACGATAGAGGATCTTTTTCTTCTACTTGGATTGAGGATAAGGCTTTCCCTGATTTCTTTTATCCTGTAGGTGATGGTATTCGTGTTATGAGTTCGTCTTTCATTCAGTCTATGAAAAGATCTTTTGCGTTTGTTGGATCGGATGAATTTAGACCAGCTATATGCTCGATTCTTCTTAATGTGAAGAAGGACTATATTGACATTGTTTCTACTGATATGTTCCGTCTGTTTATAGACAGGAAAGAGTATGCTAATGCAGTAGAAGAAAGGTCGATTATGCTAAGTGAGGTCGCAGCTTCTATTTTATACCGCTTTCTATCTGATAAGGATACGGAGATCAGTATTTCCACAGATGGTGTTAGGACGTTTTTATGCTTTGATAATGTGATTATATCGGATATGAACGTAGAACAACAGTATCCTAACTACGAATACGTATGTAATAAATTCGAAAAATCTTCGAGTGTTAAGTTCGATAGGGATTTGCTTATATCGGTTCTTAATTCCATGACTTTAGTGGATAATGTTGTCAATGTTAAGGTAGATGAAGAAAACGGCATAACAGTAATGTCTGAGGATTTTGGAAATAGAAAAAAGATAATGGAATCAATGCCTTTTAATGCGCTGGAAGGCCCGTGTTTTAATTTTTCTATCGGTAAGGAAAATATACTGTCTTCCGTAAAATCACTTATAAAAGGAGATGTTGTTATGGATTGGTCTGATCAGTATAAGATGATAAAGATGTTCAATCCTAAATACGAATCAACATACGTCTTAAATCAAACATTGTATAATCTATAAACAATTAATAATATGGCTTTTAGAGAAAACAGAAGTTTTGGTACAACTTATTATTTGTATATTAATTCAGATGGTAACTTGTATGAAAAAAGTAACGAACCAAAAGAAGGTTTTGTTCAGCACATAAATCCTAATAGCGGTCAGCCGGCAGGATATTGGAAAGAGTATTATAATGGAGTAGTTGGGTACATCAACTACATCGGGTTAAAGTCAAGCACTTTCTCTAATGGAAATACTGTTACTAATTTCCTTATCGTATTAAAAGATTACGAGCTTAATGAAAACTATTGTATTTCCATACCTCTCGTTAATCAAAAAGGAAATATCAAGGGCTTTGTTAAGAGCTTCGTAAAATACTACGAAAACATCGATTTCAGTCGTGAAATTTATTTCAATGTCTTTAAGAAGAAGAAAGATGATGAGTTTGGATCTTCGGAGCTTATTATCGCATATGCCGGAGTAGACGGAGAAGAAGATCAGCTTGTTGAACGTTTTTATAAAAAAGGCGTAAATGGTTGGCCTGACCCTGTTGAAGTTACAGGATTTGATGGCAAGAAAAGCCTCGATTATTCAGCTCAAAACAACTTTACTTATCAGAAGATTACTGAATATTCAAACAGGTTCAATGCTTCTATTAAAGACATCAGAGCCGGTATAATGGCTAAATTAGGTTTAGGAGGAAATACTCAGCAAGAGCCGGTAGCTCCTCAGACTTATACCCAGCAGCCGGCCGCGCCTCAACAGGTTCAACAACCCAAGTCTGTTCCGAGTGCTATTCCGTATCAGAATTACCAACAGCCTGCTCAACAGCCTGCTCAGTATCAGGCCCCGGCTCAGCCGGCTGCACCTGCCCCGGCACCTACTACAAGGAGCACCAAGCCTCAGCATCAGACGCAGCCACAGCCGCAAGCACAGATGCCGAACTTCCCTCCTATGGAAGAAGATGACCTTCCATTTTAATATAAACATCAGCCCAGGAGAATAACATCTCTTGGGCTTTTAAAGATTGTGTAGAATGATGGTAGAAATAGTTACAAGATTTCCCCTTATTAAACTTCGTAGGAAAGTGACAGAAGAAAGGATTATGGCGAAGCATGGGGATAAATTATGTATGATCTACTCAGAAACCAGAGAAAAATATAAGCAAGGAGATGAGTGGGTCGATGATCCTAATGATGCAGACATAAGTACTTTTCGTGAGTGTTATGAATCAACGAAGGATATAAAAAAAGAAGGTATTGTTTATTGTACTATAAAAATATAATTATGGACAAGTTAGAAGATATTGAAAGACTTCTTTCTGAAAAAGAAGATAGCAAGAAGGATACTGTTTCTGAAAAGAACAACAAACATAAAAAAGAAGATAAGGTTGTTAATAAAATACCTGAATCGTATTTGACTCCAGGTTATCAGAAGACTGTGCAGGTAGGTATTAAGAAGCTGTATCCCGATGTCGTGATACCTGAATACAAGCATGATGGTGATGCATGTTGTGATATTCGTGCATATAGAGTGGTGAAGATGGTGAATGACATGGGAGTGGAAATAGATGTTCCTTCCGATTTTGAATCAATCACCTTATATCAAGGTTATTCTGTTAGAATCGGAACAGGATTCAAATTGAATATCCCAGAAGGATGGTGCGTGAATGTAGAAGGAAGATCAGGATTCTCTTTTGACGAGGGAGTGGTAGTTACTAACGCGCCCGGTAAATGCGAATTTACCTACAAAGGAGAGTATATGGTTAATCTTACTAAAATCAATAAAAAACCGACCGTAATCCATAAAAACGATCGAATAGCTCAGATGGAAATCGTTCCACAATACAAAATGGTATTGGAAGAGGTGACAGATATTGAGGTAGAAGACGGAAATGAACGTGGAGAAAAAGGTCTTGGTAGTTCTGGAGTTAAGTAATGTTTAAATATTTTGAAAATGAGCATGTTAGGTTTTACATTCATCACAGACAGCAAGCTGTCAATGTACAGGGAGAAAGCTATTAAATCCGAAAATCTTGCAAAAGAAATTGAGGAAATGCAGGATAAGGCTGATTTTTACAAGGAAAGGCTTTCCGAACTTAAGTCAGATATCGCTTCAAAGGATAAAGAGATTTTATCTATTGGCAAAGATCTTTCTGAGTCTAAGGAAAAGATTGACGCCTTGAAGGAAAATCAGAAAAAGCTGATAAAAAGCGTCAAGAAGAAAACGGAAGAACTTGATGCGGCCAAGGCTGATCTTGACAAAGCTAAGTCTGATCTTGATGAGGCTAATTACAAAATCAGTAACTTGGAAGAAAAGAAAAACAGTATATCATTTGAATTAAAAAAGAAATCAAATGCATTGATTGAAGCCAGGATCAGAATCGGAGATTTGGAAAACGAGGTTTCGGTTGGGTCCAAAACAATACAAGAGTTAGAATCGAAGCTGAAATTAATGCAAGTAGAATTAAGAGGCTACCAGATAGGTATAATCGGTAAAGACAAAAACGATTCCGCTGAGCCGGAATTGGATAAAGATGAGGAGTCAGATAAGGATGTGGCTGAGTCGGAGAAGTCTGATGTTGTTCCTGAGATGGATGTGATTCAGGAAGAAGCCGGTGATATTGTGGAGCCCGAAAACGAAGCTGAACGAGTAAAAGACACTAAAAAGAAGAAGAAAAAAAAGAAGTAGGTATTTTAATCCTTTTTATATTTTAATGTTTGCCATATTATGGGTTAGTACTTAACTTTGCGTTGAGAGAGTTTTTAGGATAATTATTGGTTAATATTTAGCTGTTATATGCAGGCGTCTGTTAAGGCTCCTGCATATTTTTAAGGTCCTGTAGCTTAGTGGTGAAAGCAGGCGGCTCATAACCGCAAGATCGTGGGTTCAAATCCCTCTGGGACCACTGTCCAATGGTGTAGTGGTAGCACAACAGATTTTGGTTCTGTTAGCGGAGGTTCGAATCCTCCTTGGATAACGGTACATATTTTGTGTAAAGTGTTAATTATCTCGGTGTTTGCGGTGTGTGAACATAGCAAACATTAAATAGCCTGGTAGTTAAACGGATATAACAAAAGTTTCCTAAACTTTAGTTCCGGGTTCGACTCCCGGTTGGGCTACATGGCTTGTTGGATGAGTGGTTTAGTCAGGGATCTGCAAAATCTCGTAGGGCGGTTCGATTCCGCCACAAGCCTCTAAAAAAGTAAGACAATGAACTACCCAGAGCAACAAATGCTTAAGATCCTTAATAGGGATCTGCTAAGTAATCCGATGTATGTTATTAACAATCTCCATATATATGATTGGGAATCTGACTTCTTGGCCATAACAAGATCATTGTACGCTTATGAAGTAGAGGTCAAGATGTCTAAACAAGATTTCTTTAACGACTTCAAAAAGGATAAAAAACATAAGGTTCTTAAAGACGGCATTATTAAAGTAGGTGGTGTCATAAGCTATCCTCCAAACTATTTCTACTACGCCTGTCCGCCTAATATGATTGACGTAAATGAAGTTCCGTCTTATGCCGGGCTGATTTATGTCGATGTTAGTAAAAATAGGAAGAACGTCGTTAAGGTCGCACCTTTAATTCATAGACAGAAGTTTGATGTAGTGGGTAGGAAACTGGTGGATAAGTTTTACTACAATATGCTTACTTGGAAGAAAAGAGCTATTTCAAACGTGTATGCTGACCCAGCCAAGGAAAGAGAGAAAGGCGTGCGTGCCGGGGCTGAGGCTGTGAGGAAGTCGGCCTGGGATGCGTTCAGGGCGCAGTGCCCGCACATTGCTTTCCCCTATGGAAAAGAATTTCCGATGTGTGACGATCACGAACAAGATCATCCCATGAGAGACTGCATACTTCAGTGTGAAAAAGGTGGAATATTTAAAAACAGATTGAAATGAGCACCCCACGTGAATTAAGTAGAATAGCTAATAGGATAGCCGGTAAGATGACTGATGATGGATGGGTTAGCCCCGGTAGAAAGAATCTCGTTTCCGATAAGAAGGTTATGGAGTTAATAGATTCGATTTTTAATGAAATTTGGAGAGAATTAGATGACGGGAAAAGAGTCCATATCAGGAAACAGATGATTTTCAAAAAGATTTTTGTCAGTAGGCAAAAAGATAAATACTATATACAATGCATAGAAAAAAGGGACGCCAAATAGACGTCCCTTTTTGTTTTTTATAAGCAATACAGACGTGAATAATCACATCACTTCATTACTGTCCTTACCAACTTAGAAACAGCTTGTGTGATAGTCCACCTGATGTTAGCATTAACATTGATAGTCTGAGGAGTACCGTTTGCATCCAAGTTGATTACCTCCTTGTCTATTTCCAAGAACGGATCACCTGCTGTCTGGGTAATAACCGTATTAGCTGTCTGACCACCGGCGGCCGTCACCTTAAGAGTATTTACCAGATCATTTACATCAGCGTTTTCTGGAATACCGGAGAATACGATACTGAAAGCAAATCCCCCTGTTGCACCAGGGTCGTCGGCAATAACAGCACCGTTATTGGTAGCCTTGCCTGCTGCCTGATAGGAGGCTGGTATTTCCAGCGTCAGAGGATGAGACTCGTCTGGAGTTAAGGAGAACGTTAATTTAGTTGAGTTACTTGTGCCGTTGATTGTTACAGTACCACCTTCTTTCCCTACAGATGCAGTAGGATCTATTTTTACGAACTCAGCTACCGGAGCTTGGTTTATGGTAGCACTTTTCTTAACATCCCCGGATTCGGCACCAAATTCTACTTGTAACGTACGCTGTACACGACCTTCGTATTTTTCACCTGATACGGTAACTGCCTGATCACCGTCACCTGATCCCGGATTGAAGGTTACAAAACCTATTTTCATTTCTGCCATGATATAAATGATTTTTTTAGTTAATTAATATCTTGACAAATATAGTTTTATTATACGGAAATCCTATTATTGATCTTCATAAATTAAAACTATCTTTATCCCAAAATAAGACAATTATGAGAAGAAGATTTTTTAACAAAATAGGGGGGGGTATTTACCTACTGATAATTTTATAGTTTTTGATAAATCTGTATCAGATCCGGCTAATATAACAATAAGCGAAGACAGTGATTTTTTAAATAGGTTGATTACAAGTGGCTTTTATAGAGTTCTTTGCAAGAGCGCTATGGGAGGAGGAGAGGTTTTTGTATGTAGGTTGAAGGAAGACAACAGCAATTTGTATCTTGATGGTAGTCAGGCTAATCTTACCGGACCAGAAGGTGATGTGATGGTCGTTTTCTTAGAATTTTGGTATAAATGGTATAAGGTGGATGATAATAGATTTCTTTATCATTTTGCTGATCATGATATTGACGGCACTTACATCCATGTCCCGGAATCTCTTGTTGGAGCATATAAAGGATATGTATCTTTGAATGGATTATATAGCTGGAGTGGTGTTAGTCCTACAACTTCAAAATCATTCAACGATTTTGAAGGTTATGCGAAAGCGCGTGGTACCGGGTTTCAGATGATAGATTTTCAACAACATTGCGTGATTGCTATGATGTTGTATGCTAAGTACAAAACACGTAATATTCAATCTGTATTAGGATTAGGTGGCGCAAATAATAATCCGGCTACAACAACGGGAAGCAGCAACGCAACCGGCGGTGCGGATACCAAAAACGAAAGTTCAAAGTACGTTTGCGGCTTAGGTTTGGAAGGGGTTTTTGGTGGTATCTATGAATGGGTTGAAGGTGTAGAAATCAACAACCGAGTTTGGAAAATCACCGACCCAGACGGATCGACTCGCAATGTGAACGCCGGAACTTCCAATGGCTGGATAACGAATATCGCAGCGGAAAACGGTCCGTTTTTCGATGTGGTGCCGACAAATGTTGGCGGTAACGATTCCATGCATTATTCAGATTACTATAGTCAGACATCGAGCAACTCCATTGTTTTGGCGCGCTCCTATAGCGGCTCGGATACGAGTAGTGGCGTGGCGTATGCGTATGCGTCTCGCAACGCGTTGAGCGCGAGTTCGTACTTCGGTTCGCGTCTTGCTTTCCGTGGAATCATATCCGAGGTGGCTCCAGAGCAGTTCAAAAAATTACCTGTATTATAATATCATATTTTAATTGTTTTTAAATTGTATTGTTTATATTATTGCGTATATTTGCGATACAATTTAAAAACATTATATCATGAAGATAAACTTTTTAAGCAGTAAAACCTATGTAGGTTCTAAGACAAAAGAAGCTAAAATCAGAAAGCTTTCTATTAGCAAAGATCGGATTATGACCATATCGGTGGACAATCTGAAATGGATGGGTATCGAAGATGCGGTTATTATTGGTATGGAAGAAGGAGCTGAGTTTAAAGGGGTGTTGGATTCTAATTTGTATATAGCTCCTTCTAAGGTAGAAGACGAGAGATCGTTTTTATTAAATAAACAAGGTGAGAAATATAGACGTATTTACCTCCGTGATGTACTGTCTTCGTTAGGTTGGGATATCGGTGATAATCAGTATGCGGTTTATGATATTGTGAAGGTTAAGGACGAAGATGGTGTGTTCTGCCTGGTTCCGAGAGAGATTAAGAAAAGTAAGTTTGAGAAAGGAGAATGATATGGTACAAGATATTGATATAAAATCCAAACGAATATTATTGTTTGATTTTGATGGAACGCTTATAGAAACCGCTTCTGGGAATACGTTCGCTACAGACTTGACAGATATGAGGATTAAGATGGATGTGGTGAATAAGGCTCTTGACCTCATGCAGGAGAACGGTGTTAAGGTATTTGCTATCGTAAGCAATCAAGGAGGAGTAGAAGCTGGGTTTGTTTCTGGAGCTGATATTGAAGCTAAGATAGAATACGTACTGAGGTCCGTACATGATCTGGCGGTAAAGAGAGGTATAAGAGGCGTCCTATATGAAAAAAGGTTGTGTTATTCAAATGACGAACAAAATCCGATGAGGAAGCCTAATACGGGCATGATTGATGATATTCTTATGAAGTGTAAAGACACGGTAATGCGCGGTATGAACTTCAGTCAACTTAAGGGATGTTCGTTGATGGTCGGGGACGCCAGTGGTCTGCCAGGGCAGTTCTCTGATTCGGATAAGGTATGTGCCTATAATTCCGGTATTAACTATATGGATATTACTACATTTTTGGATAAAGATCTTGATTTAGAATATGTATTGTCCAAAGAACATACAAGTGAAGGAATAGTTATTCTAAACAACGATCATATATATATCCTTGAAAATCCATATGGGGTTGGTCTTAATATAAAAATCACTTTAAAAGATTTTTATAAGATTGAAACCGATGATGGAAAAACTGCAACCGTAGATGATGTGCTGAATATAAGGATTGATAAAGATCAGAATTTTAATTCATATAGTGATGTTATAAAAATAGAAACATTAAAAGACGGTAGTATCAAATATACAAGCTTATATCATGAAAGTAAAGAAAACAGCGATAGTTTATCATAAATCGGATTTAGATGGCGTTGTATCGGCAGCCATCGCAACCATGTACGAAAACAGTAAAAACAAGGATGTTGTTTATATCCCGTATTCGTATGAAGATGATGTTAAGAAAGTTGTTGACCAAGTACGTGACTTAGATGTTGTTTATGTTCTTGACGTGTCTTTTGGAGCCGATTCTAAAACTGTTTTCAAAAAGTGGCTTGATGAAGGGAAGAGCCTGATGTGGATAGATCACCACAAGGGAATTATTGAGGACAGTAAGACATGGGGGTTCGTAGTTCCAGGGTTGAGGAGGGTCGGTGTCGGTGCGTGCGCTCTGGCTTCGGACCTGCTTATGGGGAAGGTGCCGGCGATCGTCCGATGCCTGTCAGACTACGATGTGTGGAATAAAGAATCTGGCTTAGGCTGGGATACGGTAGTAGCTGTCCAGTATGCCTTGAGATCAAAAATAAGACTCAATGTATTGATTGCATTGTCGTATTTATATGATCACTTTAAAGAAAACATGAAAGACAATGAAATTGATCTTATTTTTTATGATCTTGCTAAAGAAGGACGTGCTATAATTAATTACATGGCTTGTAAAAACGAAGATGAGGTAAGTAGGTACTCGTTCGAAGCTTACGTCGACGAGGTTAAGGTTATGGCTATGAATACCGCTGAATTTAGCTCTAAGGTATTTGATTCTCTTACACCGGACTGGTTAGACGGTAGAAAAATTAAAGCCCTGATGCCATTTTGTATCATGCCATGTGGAAAAGTTAGGTTCTCTCTTTACGAATGCGTAGAAGACAGCGTAGATTGCTGTGAGGTAAGTAAGAGATTCGGTGGTGGAGGACATGCTGGTGCTGCTGGATTCGTTATAGACGTATCAAGTGACCAGTTTAAGGACTTCCTTGAAAGTAAAAAACTTTTATCGAAATGAAGCGTGAATTATATCAGTTCTATCCGGAAGTCTATCCTTTTAATCTGTGGATATACGTAGGAAAAGATGTATCTGGCATGGTAGAATGTTTCAATAACGATTTTAGTTACGTAGATAATAGCAAGGCTGTAACTGTATCCGTTCCATACGGAGGGTGTAAATTAAATCCTAATACGGGATTTTTGATATGGTTTCTTAATAAGAAAATAATTGATTTTGAAACAGTTTGCCATGAAGCATCCCATGTTTCTACTGAAGCTTTTAATTTCTTAGGAGAAGAAGTAAAAAACTTCAGAACCATTCTCGTATCTCAATGGATGGATAGGGAGAAAGTGCGAGGAAGTAAAGATCGGAATAGCCGAAGATAAACTAATATGGGAAAGTAAATAATTACCGTCGTAAAATAAGTATGGGGAACTTTGGATAGGTTCCCCATATTTTTATGTGATGAGGGAGAGGAATGGTGAAATGTTTATGTGATGGGAGAGATATGAGAAAGAGGTTTATGTGATGGGAGAGAGGGGGTACCTATCACGAACCTCCCGCCCCCGAAACGCGTTTTCTCCCCCGCACCCCCCTTCGCTGGAAAACCGGAAACGCGTTTTACCTCAAACCCACAAACTCTCTGATTATCAATCACTTATTTAAATTATTGATAATCAATGTGTTATTATAACATATTGATTATAAGCCACTTAAATAAGCATATATCCTACATATTAATGTACGCGTATAACACTGCTCTCGTTCGTTTTATAACTTTCTGATAATCAGATAATATAATCGAAATTAATACAAATTAACAAAAAAAAGATATCATATATATTTGTAGTATTGATAAATGTCGTATATTTGCGTCGTGATCGAGAGAGATCACGAGTTAACATAGTGAACCTATATAGTGTACCCGTTGGGCTAACTATATATGTATCTGTAATTGCCTGCGTTGTGGGTCATTAATTTGAATATCATTTGTTTAACAATTAAAATATATTGGGATATGATTACGAAAAAAAATGTAAACAAACTACAGAATGCCGTTATCAAAGAAAATGCTGCAAATTTGGTAGGTGCTGTTAAACTGTACAACGCTCTATTTGCTAATGGAGCTGATCTAAAGGCTATTTGCAAGGCTTTGGAAATACCGGCAGAATACGCCGTAAAGGTTGCAGCCCTCGCCAAGGATAAAAAACGCCTGGTAGCCGTGTGTAGCCAAATGTTACCGAAAGTTGATAATACCTTTGTTAAATTTGCTTTATACTCTAAAGTATATAAGGATACCAATGCGGACAAAGAAAAAGGAATTGAAGCTAAAACGGCTGATTGGTGCGCTGAGAATGTGGTTTACGGTAGCGAATATAAAGCATTTGGTTTTACTACTGCCGAATCATTGGAGAATAAAAAAAGTACTAAATGGTTGGTAAAAGAAACCGACGAGTACAAATCTACTTATGTGGCTGTTAAGATCAAATCTTATTCTATTCGCACTGTGGCAAAGTGTGTAAGTGAATACCTCGCACATGAAAGCAACCAGCAGTAACAAGGCACGGAGAGCGCCGTTAAGCTCTCCAAAGGTTTGACGCGTACCGTTAAACGCGTCTGTACGCCGTTGTCAGTGGGTGCACGTCCCGCGTATGCTTTAGACTGAAGCTGACAAAACAGAGAGTTATTTTACATATTGGAGATAGATATACCGGTATCGAGGCCGTTGGCAATTAAAAATACGGTATTGCTGCATGAACTGCACTAAATAAGTGTGGTTTATGTTAGGTATGTTAGTACAGTTTGGAAAACATACCGTTGTACGCGGTTTATCTCCAGACCGAAACGTGTCTTACTTGCCTACACGTAAAATAGGACAAGGCTGTAGATTAAATTACAGGGTATAAACATGTAGCCTACCATGTAGGAGCGTGATATATCAAAGCGCAAGGACACAATCGCCTTTATTTGTGGCTAAGTTGTGTAGCAGACGGAAAATATAATAACAACATAGTACGAGCCTGTACGCAAGAACTACGTACTAATTACGGGCTGTTGGTTGTAGCATAAAATCTCTATAGGATAGGAATGCGTGTCCGGTTCGATTCCGGAGCAACCTCTAAATTATAAATAATATAATAGCATGGAAAAGAAAGCAATGATCAACGCTTTAATTGAAGCGTTCAATAAATCTAAAAACAGTTGCGTAAAAATAACATTGCGTAACTATATCGAGACGGTGGAAACATTGAGCGAAAGTGAGTACAAAGAGGCGGAAGGTTTCTATATCGAAGCACTTAACCGCTGGAGTTAATCATAATTAAAGCATAAAGAAAATGGAAAGGAAATTTAAATCTTATATGGTAGACGTCCGCGGTCTGTCCAGGAAAGAAGCTAAAGAAAAGCGGAAAAGAGCGTATCGGGAATTTATGTTGTATCGTGATCTCAAAGAAGCGTATCATGCCGATACAGGAAAGGACAAATGCAAACGTAAAGTCCATACATCACGAACATACGTGAAAGAAAACATAAACAGTATTTAAATAGGGATAGGGTTGTTCCGAATATCGGAGCAGCCCTATTTTTGTATCCTACTCTTTCTATTTACGGGTAGGATATTCTGAGAGTGAACGGCGGATGTAAGCTATATTGGTCTAAAACGAAACTAAAATATGAGAGTTTGGATACAATGCCGGTATTTTGTCTATATCATGTCGTTGAAATTGGTCTAAAACGAAACTTTAGGCGGTTTTCTGACCCAAAATAGGGCGTCGGATGCCGCCTTTTTCGTCTCTATGGATTGAAAATTAGGCTTATTGTACTTTTCTTAAAAATAAGGTATGCTTGATTATCAATTAGTTAGGTTTTATGATACCCGTATTTTCGGACACACTTATTGTAAATTTTTTATTTTATGTGGTGGTTTTTATTAGTAGCTGACCTGTATTTTTTATCGGTTGGAGTAAGGTCTATGTTGGAGTACGGACCGGATCAGTATAATATTGTAATGGTCTTTTGCTTTTCTTTATTGGCTTTGATTATAGGCTTAAATATCTATCTTGATAGGAGGAGCAGGCGGTAGGGCGTGGGCTGAAGGCTCTCTATTCTCTCTATGGAATGATATTATCTCTAAATACCCCATACTTCATGCCAGAGTATAAGCTTGTAGCGCTCTCCGTATGCCGGTAGTGAGGCCGAGAGCGCAGGTTCTATGCGGAAAGCCGGAGGATTAGCCGGGGTTGGAGAGGGGGAGAGGGAGGGCACTCCCTACCAACAAAATTCAATAGATAAGCGTTTTAAAACAGTGTTCTGTAGATCATTTCCACAAAATTCAATATGATAAGGGTTTAAAACAGCATTATATAGGTTCCTTCCAACAGATTAAGGGTTGAGGACTGCATTATGTGAGTATTTTTTTTTAAGCGGGATGTTTAACAATTAAAATATGGATGGTATGAACGTATATGACTTTGCGCCTGACTTAGATTTGAGTAAGGAGGTAGAAGGTTCTATTTTCGGGGTAAAAGGAATAGAAGGCAGTGATGGAATAGTATATGCTAAGGTAGTTAGCTGTGTAGACGTTAAGGATTACAGTTGTGATAGGTGTATTTTTTATGATTGTTATAAGGATAAATGTTTATTATCGCGTAGTGATAGTTGTATAGATGGAGATTGGATTTGTAGGTACGAACAGGCTGCCATAGAGGGGGAGTAGGCGGCGCCTTGGGCTAAGGCCTGCGGTTGTAGGTGGAACGTAGGTCGGAGCAGAGCCGGAACAGTTTATTGTGGAACTAAAAAAAAATAAAAAGGAGGAGATAGCGATATGAAAAAGGCATTTAAGATATTTTCTATTATGTTTGTCATAGAAATAGTGCTGATAGCTATTTTAGATGCTATGGCGTAAGTGAGAAAAATTTCTTCATTAATTTTCTTATGCTTTAGACAGAATGCTCCCATCTGCGAAGATCGGAGCATTTGCTTTATGGGATTCATGGTGCAGCAAGTCGGTTCGATTCCGGCGATCTCACACAACATTAAAATAGGGAAGAACATGTTAAAAGAAGAATTTGAAGAACTGATTAAAAGGGAGGTAAACGAAAATCAGTATAAAAACATAGAAACGGCATACGAGGCTTTGCCGGAGTATATGGATAAGATGTATTTAGCAAGTGCTATTTCAAATGATATTGGGAAAGCTATTAATGTCTTATCGTTTTTAGGATCGCATATAAGCGAGTTAATGGGTTCGATAATAATCGAAAGGCAAAAGGTGGAATCATGTGCCTATGATTTAATAAACAAATCGCATGAGGAGGATGACTTGAAAGCAAGAGAGATTGCCGTGCGATTAATAGGAGAGAGGGAAACAGTGGCATACACAGTAAAAGAAGGGCTGCCATTGTGGGAACAAGATAAAAAGTTTATAATAGAATTAATAAAGGAGGATAGAAAATGAAAGACGGTATTGTATTGCATCCAGAGCATGGGTTGAATCCATCCATAGAACTATGCATAGTATGCGGTGAAGAGATGGGGATTGCTTTATTAGGGAATAACATCAAAGGGCAGGCGCCGCATCATATATGCACGGGAGAAATATGTGACAATTGCAAAAAGATAATAGATGACGGAGGTTGTTTTATTATCGAAGTTGAGGATGGATCAGATCAAAAGAATCCGTATCGTACAGGGAGATATTGCGCGATAAAGAAAGAAGCAGCAAAGAAAATACTTGGACAGGAGCATAGTATTGTGTACATGGAAAAGTCTGCGTACAGTTAAATAATACCACAAAAATAAAGAAAGATATGTTTGCAAAAGAAGAGCGATTATTCATATGGAAAAAGGTATATGAGATGATTGATAGGTTAGAGGATGGGGAATACATATGTGTTGCGTTAAGAAATGTAGTGTTTATGTATTTCAAAACACATAAAAATATCTATGAGTTTCGTTCAGACGAAATGGTGAGAATATATTTCCCGGAATTGGAAGAGAAGATAAGTATGGCCACAGAACCAGAGGAAACAAGAACGTTTTATGGGTGGTTTGGTTGTCTTAGTCCAGAAACGAAGGAGGTAAGGCTGAATATTGTGAAAGATATTATAAAAGAATTAGAATAGTATTTTTGTTAATCTATTTTATTCATCAAATTAAGTTTTGGGTTTTGGCATGTCGGTTCGTGAGGATAGGCATGCCTATTTCTGCATCATAGAGGGGATGACGCGGCGTGCCGGTGCGTATGTGCCGGTCCTGGTTCGATTCTGGGCATCTCACAAACAATAAAACAAAAAAGTTATGAGAATATATAAGAATGATATTATAAAGGCGTCAGCAATAAGCACCGGAGCCGACAGAGGCGTGTTGCTGTGTTCAATAACAGATTCAGGCTTTACGTCTATAGCGGGCGTAATATCGGCTGTTAAGGATAGGTTACCAAACGAAGATCACAAGAAGATGGTTTTTGAAATCTTGAATGATACGAAAAAAGAGTACGGAAGATATAATAATTGCGGAACAAAAGTATTGTAATAAAGAGTAGAAAACAATATGTTTATGTAATATTAGTTTTTTCATTTTTATTGAAAGGAGCGCCGGCCTGTGAAGGTATGCGCTCTTTGTATTTGTATAATGCATAAAACAATAATAATATGACAGAGAATAGTATATACGTAAATATCGTACCTGTAAAGAATGGTATGAAACGTGTTGTGGTATCATATTACCATTATTCACGCAAGGAGAAAGATCGCATGAGTTCCCAAACGGATTACGTTTGGGAAACAAAGAATGAAGAAATGTTTAAATACTTTGAGGCCAGGAGGACAAAAGTATTTTATAGTCAGATTCGTGCCATGTGTAGATTCTATGGCAAGAAAAATGTACGTAAATACAAAAAGTTATGATATTAAAAACGACAACCAACGAGTTTTGTTTCATTAACGTAAGTTTCTACGAAACAATAGCAGATCCTCGTCATTTCTTTGAACAGGATTATGAAGAGATGCCAGAATATGAGGAGGAATCGGATTTTGATTTTGATTCTTATTACAATAAGTTTATTCCTTTTGTACAGGAATGGGCGAATGAGGTAAGTGAACGCCTTTACGGATATGGCGTGAATAGTATAAAGGTAACATCGGTCGGATATCCGAAAGAATATAATTATGGTACTGATTGGATGAACGTAGAGGTAGAGTTTTGTGATGAATGGAGGCAAAAGATGTTATCTAACATTAGTAAGATTGTCAATGATGATAAATGCAAGAAGTATGCGGAGACTAATTACCGGTCGGTATCAGGATACATCTTTTTAGGACCTGAAGATTTAAAGGAATTTGAAAAGGAAATAATAGAAAGAAAGTCGGATTCCGGATATGATGTAACAATATTATTAAATATGTATCTAACTTTGGCTTTTGTAAAAGAATTTGGATTTAAAGCCGGAGAAGCATGGAGTGAAATAACAGAATATGCTTACGGATGTTTATCGTATTCCGATTTTGCAACAACAGAGATGCTTATACCGGAAGGTTCGGAGCATTTATTCAAAGACATTTACACGGCAAAGGCCGACGAATTATATCATCATGTCCTGGATAAATTCGGATGGGCGTGGCGTGATCCGAAATATAAGTCAGAAACAGAATTATGCGCGATGCTAAAGTGGGCAAAAGAAAAAGGCTTGACCATTGAAGAGTTAAGTATTTAATTGTTAAACATAAGGCAGTAGTGGTGCGTGAGTATAGGTGCTGCCGTTAAAATATTTTATAAGATGAAAAAAGAAGAGATTCAAACTATTTTATACACAATCAAAGAAGGAGACAGTATTAAAATCAAAGTACAAGACAAAAGTGAAGAGATAAGACTGCGGGATCATGTAAGAAGAGTACAGAAATACGGATACAGGTTTTGTTTGTCTCATTTACATGATGGAATTTTCTATCTGGAGAAGTTGAAAGAAGGGGATAAGGATAAATACTATAGAGTAATAAACAGAGGAAATGGAAAGACCGGAGTATAATAAGCTACGCAAAATGGCTAAGACTACTCCAGGTCTGATAGTGGACGAGGTGCAAAACATGATGCGTGTATCGCTATACGATAATGGGGAACTTAAGAAGGTGGTAGTAGTAATGAAATGCGATTCTTTTTTACAGTCAAAAAGTAACATAGAAAAGATAATGTTATTATCATCTTCTATAGAAGATAGAAAAAACAAAGAAAAAAATAAAACAAAATCAGAAAATGAACAGAATAACAAAAATAAGAGAAGAAATAGGAGGAAAACAGGTTGATTTGACCTTTTACGGGCGCTTTTGCAGCCTTATCGAAGGTGATAGGAAGATAATACTAAGGGCAATAAAAAACGGTCGTAAAAAAGGCGTAATCGGGGCCATTCAGCCTGGGAGACATGACAGAATTTGGACCACATGGTCTATTGCTTTTGATGATCTGAGGGTAGGGGATACGGTAGAGTTCAGTACATCTGGAAAATACAATCCCGGATTTCATGCTACGGAAAAGTATGTAGGGTGTGTAGAATGGATAAGGGGATCGGAATGTGCGATAAAAACCGGCAATGGAATAGCAGTAGTATTAATTAAACATGTAGAAAGGGTGGTAAAATAATGGATTTAAGGATGTTTATAGACCTATTTCAGGAGATTGAGGTAGAGAACTTGTTTAAAGCGTTAGATTTATGTATGGAATATGTAAGATTAGATTTACATGTGTTTAATGTAGGAGCTTATGTAACGTGTTCATACAGTAATGATCTTGAATCTCTTTCACAGGCAGAAGGTTGTAATGTGAATATGATAATAGAGGTACCCCACTTATTCGAAGCATTCATGGAATATGCTTCACCGGAAATGAAGTTGTATTATGAAAAACTAACAGAGATAGTATAATATGAAAGAAGAAGTAGAACGGATAAAGAAGTTGGTAGGCATAGATCATAACAGATGGGAGCAACCTTGTACATGTGATAAATGCAAGAACATGTGTAAGGTTCCTTGTATTGGTACGCCAAAAGACATAGAGGCTATCATAGATGCCGGATACGCTGACAGGTTAAAAGAAACAATGTGGATGGTAGGGTATCTTGCAGTGAAAGAAAAACCAATAGCGATGATCCAGCCAACAGAGAAAGACGGGTGGTGCGCATTCCGCCGGCCGGACGGTCTATGCGAGCTGCATGACCGTGGACTAAAGCCGACTGAAGGAGTTCTGGCTTCTTGTAAGGTGGTTAAAGAAGACAATGTCCCAACATATGAAACGTCTGTACTTAGAGCAGTAGCTCATGAGTGGGTTAAGGTAGAGAACTTCGCAACTATAATGAGGGTCGTTTTTAAATTTTTGCATGAAAATGAACGTAGAAAATAAATTAGATAAAGTGGTTAATATCCTAAAAGAAAAAGGATTTGTAGTATATAGAAAGGGCGGGAAGGAGCCAGGTGTGTTTTACGCTAAAGAAGGTGACAGCCGGATAGGATTCGTTTATCCCAACAACGGATATATATATGATAGAATAAAAATGTGGTCTTTTTCAAGGATATATAAACCACATAAGAAAACCGGGTCTTCGTGTTTAATGAGCGTCAGCGACGAATTTACGATAGAGAATGCGATTAAGAACATAGAGGATAGACTGTGGGTGAATTATATAAAAGATGGTAACAGAAAACGACCAGAAGAATATAAAAATATAAGAGAATTTGTTGGTAGCTTCACTAAATTCTACAGCTCTGTAGAATTAGTTGAGGTTAAGTAGTTTTCCATGTAAGTTAGTTACCGGCACTGGTCTGCGAAGATAGGCGCCGTTTTTTTATTCAAGGAAGGAGGACAAAGATGGGAAAAAGAGACAAGGAGATACCTTATGAGGTAGTCATACAGGAAAGAAAAAGAGTGGATTTATATGGTAACGTAGTGTATTATATCTATTGGTTTGATAAATATGGGTACAATATCACAAACGAATGGAAATTCTGGAGCAAGGGTCCGAAAAAGAAATACGATAGAGTTAATCGTTATCTAACGGATAGTTGGCTGAAGGAATACTGTGGGAATAACAATTTAAAGATAAGGAGAATAAAGGAATGAAGCCGGGAAAGTATGTTATGGTAACAAACGAGTGCGGTGCTTTGGATATTATAAAAGAAAAATTTGACAATATAAATATAGTGGAATATGGATCTGAATGAATTGTACAAAGAAATAGAAAAAGCAGAGATTGATCTGAATGCAAAAAGATTAAAGTACATCAAAGAGGCATTAGTGGAGAATGGTGGAAGTATAAAGCTAAAATTTAAAAAATGGGGAGAAGATAATAATGCGTTTGACTTTGATGATCAGTTTCCGGTGATAATAGAAATTGCTGGGATTCCTATGTTTTTAACGGAGGTGTATGTCAAAAAAAAACGATTTTCGTATGGTTCTGCTGGACTATGATGATATGACTTTAGGTGATTTTGATAATACAGGGGAAAATGAACAGGTTGCTTATTTTATTAACTATTGCTTAAATCAAGACAAAGATGGGAAAGAGTAGAAAAGATTATGAGAAGTTTCTTAACTCCATATCTCCAGATAGAGACGATGAGGCATGGATCATTGGAGGAAAGAACAGGTATTGCGGTAGAGAGAATTATGGTACTATGATCAAAAGGTATGATCCTATTGGTTTTAACGTAGGATACAGGGAGTGGGCAGAGCAGCCAGGGTAAGGAGGCGCCCGTCCTGCCATGAGGCCAGCCTGGCTGTTCGTGGCCAGGGCCATACATTAATCAGATAGTGAACGGCGAAAACAATACATAAAATGGGAAACGAATTAAAACTTAACAGCGCAGAAGAAGCAGAAGTAATTTTAAGAAATGGTGGCTGATTATAAAGGTCGCATATATGAATATTACGAGTTCAAGAGAGAGGTCATTGATAAGATAAGATAATTATATACCTAAAATAATAGTTTATGACATTCAAAGAATTTATGAAAGAAGTGGGCTATAACCTACTGACTACCTTTTGGGAAGATTTTAGTATAGCCGACAAGTATGGTATAGTAGGTGTCAAAGATACCTACAGACGTGCGTTCAATGAATGGAAAGACGATTATAAGTTCTTCACGGAATTAACGCTCGTATTGAATCATAAAATCTGGCAGCATTATGAAAGCAATCGTGAACTGGCTGCATTGTATGACCGGTTGTGGCGAGAAGCTGACGAGTATGCCATGAGCAACTTTAAGGGAGAAGAACTTGATTATTATTACAGAATAACCGATTAGCTATGTTATACCCGTTTTCATTGACGCTTGACTTATATATACAAGCCGAATCGTTTGAAGAAGCCAAGAAATTAGCAGAAGCATACGTACAAGATGCTTCGTTAGATACAACTGACTATCCGGAAATAGTACAGGATGTGTTGGAAGTGGCAGAGTATGGAATAATTGATGTAGAATAATAAATTAATATTATGACAGCAGCAGAAAAATTGCGTATGGAAATAGCGCAAGAAGCACCATTTAGTAAGGACGAATTTATTAGTAAAATCTCTCGTCTAATTAAGGCGTATGGATATGCAAGTTTTATTTGCGACAAGCATATTCGAGAAACCGATGTATCGCCTAACGGTAACACGATTCGTATGGTACATGAACAGATAGCAATTGATTTTGCTCGTTATGAGGGTTTCTTAGTATCATACAAACATAACAGTTATGGTGTTAGATATATAGTATTCACTCTTTGACATACTCCCATAGCTAAAGCAAACGGGATTAAAAGAATGTAGCAGGGAAGAGGCATTTGACATCATTCAAGGGTGGGCTAAAGAGTTTGCAGAGGAATATGGGAATTGTGATTTTGATGGATCATACTATGATGAAATAGATGCATTTATCGAAGAAAAATTAAGAACTATTTAAAATATAAAGACATGGAAGACGATCTTATTACAACAAAAGAAGTAGGCGATTATCGCATTAAAGTGTATTATTGCCGTGATTCAGAATGTCCTATAACTAATTGGGGTTTGTTTGGGTCATTCTTTTTTGAATACTCAGATACACATCGATTACATGATGAATGCAATTGGAAAACTTTCTTCTACGATAACAAGCATGATCTTAGAGATGTTATTGATGCTATTGTAATGAAGCATATAGAACAGAAAGACATTGTAAAATATTTAAAGAAAGGGGAAGCGAATGGGATCTCATTCACATACAACAGAGGTGGCAATGTATGGGAGTTGAAACATAAGACAAGTCTATATATAGGTCAAGAGTTTTCACCAGGTGATTTGAAGGACTTTGATTGCAGAGGAGAATTAATAGAGGATCTGGATGATGAAGACCTGTTAGATATCATATCCAAATATGGAAAAGATGTGGTAGCTATAGAGTGGTCGACAAGGGGTTATAATCAAGGTGATTATATAAAAGGGATAGCATACGTTACAAAAGAAAAATATGATAATGAAGTCTGCAACAAAGAAGGAGACTGGAAAGAAGATTGTGCCAAAATTATAGATAATGAAGTAAAGTCCATAGGTATGTGGATGTGGGGAGATGTAAAAGGGTACGTTCTTGAAAAGAAGGTAGCATTTACCAAGAAATACAAAGACGAATCAAGAGAGGATGAAGATTGCGAAGAATGGGAAGAGGTTGATTCTTGCTGGGGATGTTACGAGGAGACAGATGAATTGATAAAGGAAGTCATGATAGAGAATGGCTTAGAAGAATAGGTTGTAATGGCTGATAGTGACGGACGCCGCAGGAGACAGGTGGGTAAAGCGCGAAGAGTTCCGGTTCAGAGGAGACGCGGCCTGCTCTGCGTGGCGTAATGCTACAGTAGATGAAATTGTTGAACATTTTAAAAACAGATAATTATGGGATATATATGTACAAGATGTGGTGGAACAAATGTTGCCTGTGAAGCCATAGTAAATCCGAATACCGGAAAAATAATAGATTATTTTGATGGATCTTTCATGCATGCTATTTGCTCGAATTGTGAAAACGAGGTGATAATATCCAACATTGAAGAAGTCAAACATGAAATTGATTTAAGATTTCATGAATTTGTAGAAAGAACAGGGAAGGAGCCTGAATACGTAGAATGTCAGATTGTACGGAAAGAGACAGGAGATGAACAAAGAAAGACAATAAAACTATCATTGAGCATCAACGATGATGACAATGATGATGTTTTTTGTGATTGCAATGGGATAGAATCGTTTAAGCAACTTGCTGAATACGGAGTGGGAGGATTTATCGTAACATTTTGTTGGAGTTTCTTTTAAAACCTATACAGATATGAAAATAATAAAAATTCCTATTACAGAGCAAAACAGAGAAGTCTATTGGTCTAGAAACAAAGATAAGAAGGCTTGGGAGAAGTTAATGAGTGAGTGCCCATCCATGACATCAAAAGAGTTTTGGAATAATGAATGGGAAGAATTTGATAAAGAAGAGATTTCGACGCATTGGTATTTCATTGTTGGCAAACCGGAATCGATAATAGATGAGTTGATTAATTTGGAGATAGGGGACACAAACGTATTCTATCCACATATAAAGGAGAATAGACCTTGGGATATTGAAGAAATGGACTGGTATGATCTTAGAGAACATGCCAATACCATGAGTGATTTTATTCAGAAGTTATATAACTACATTTAAAAAATGCTTTATGAATGGAATAATATTTGAATTAGAAGAAAAGTCGAAATATACAGGGAGATACATGGATGGGGAAATCTCCTATAATAACACATCTATAGATTACACGAAAGAAATACGAGAATGTGACAGAAAGAGTGAGATCAAGGATTTATTAAATGACCCTTGTCTTGGTAAAATATTTGAAAAGGGGGAAGTTGATGATGAAATTATATATAATGGTAATATAGAAGATGTAAAAGAGGAATGGATGCGTGCTATACAAAATGGGGTAGATAAAATGAATGTTAACAAAGATATGAATGGGCATAATCTTATTTATGTAATAAAATATGGGATTTGCAGATACGCGTATCGTATTTGCATTGATTCATATCCGGGATATGTTGTAAAAGATCCAATAACACTAATAGAATGGGTTCAAGGTTTAAAGCCTGGAACCGTCATTAAAATAAGAGGAATATTCATTTATCATTTTTTATAACATATTTTATGAAAACACAAGAAGAATACGCACTTGAAATTGACGAAATTGTTCGCCGGGATGTGGAGAGTTGCCAGAATGACTGGTTTAGGATTGACAGGGAGATATTTATGCAACCGGAAAACAGGAATAAGATATTTATTCTTGGAACCCGGAAGACCGGATGTGATTTAATAATACTGGGTGGCACTAATTGTAATGAAGGCAGTATGGATTGGCTTTTTGGGAGTCTTGGCAATGAAAATTTCTATGTATGTCAGCCGTTATCTTTCCAAAAATCATCGCAGGAAATCGAGAAAGTGAATCCCTTGTACGCTTTTAAGTTAGCTACTGCTTATTTCAGGGGACAGGGTATGGTTCCGGTATTTGAAGATTGTCATTGCAGACTGGTGAAACTATGAGTGTAGAAGTGATAAGATATAGGCTTCCGGTTTATTGGGCTTGCGCTCTGATAAATGATGATTATACCGGACTGGAAGATAAAGAATGCGAGAAAATAAAACGCTTCTTAGAAATAGCAGAAGGTTATCCGGTAGATGTAGATTGGGAAACACAAGGGTTTTACCATTGTAATGACGCAGGAACACTTCCCGGAGAGTGTGCAGATTTTATTTTTCATAAGTGTAATGATTAAACTAAAATAATATGGAAACTACAAACAAACTGTTTTATTCAGGTACAAAATTCTTTACAGAAAATGAAGAAGATTATAGAATAACAGTTAGAATCTCTTTGGATGATGACTGCAAAAATAACATATGCGACTGGAGCATAACAGCCGACGTTGACTGGAAAAACAAGCATGGAAAATATGAGGATTACTTAGGAGGCTGCTGCCATGATGAAGTTGCAAAACATTTTCCGGAATTGGCAAAATTCATATCGTTGCATCTTTGTAACCATTATGGTGCTCCTATGTATCCGGTGGAAAATGGCATATATCACGTTAGAAGAAGCGGTATGTCTGTGGCAATGGAGTATTTGCGTATATCAGAACAAGAATGCGTAGAATTATATAAAGCCTCTGAGGATAAGTTGTATTTCAGGTATATGCTTTTCAATCTGGGGATCGTGGATAGATGGAAAAGAGAATCAGAAGAACTTATTGCGGAACTTGAAAAATTGTGTGGAAAGAAGTGGGTTAATCCATATAAGCCGGAAGAAGAAAGATTTGTTTTAACACTAACGGACGAGGAACGATCTCTTATTGAAGAGCGTATTAAAGCCGGGCATTATTCCTCAGAAAATATAGAGAAACGCAGAGTGGAAGCCCATAAAGCAAAGATGGCGGCAAAACGTGCTGAAATTTGTGAGCGATACGATAAAAAAATCAGACAAGCAGAAGCAGAAAAGAAGATAATACTCTGTGTGTTTGATTATGGATTGCCAATTAATAATGTTATATATTATCCTCACACGAACACTTTATCTTTCAACTGGAACGATTATGGAGGAAAAATCACACAGGAAGAGTTTGATGATTTTGTGAATAACGTAGACCGCTCTCAGTTGCCGGAAGGCATCAAGTTTGAACTTAAATAATACAGGATATGGAAAGGTTGGATTTTGAAACGTTACTTCGTGTCGTAATATGGGATTACAACCGTTGTTTTAAAGATGAATCGTTGGACAAGGATTTGTTCATAGAAAAATACGGGAAAGTTATGGGAGAACATTATTACAATAAGTTTGTCCATGAGTTTAACGGGAATATCCTGAAGATGATCGGTTACTTCAGAGGTTCCGAAAAAGATGGGCAAGTCTTCTGCGATATGATAATCGAACGTATTGAAAAATACGAAAAAAGAATGTCATATGATAAAGGTAAGTTAAACAATTAAAAAGATATTTATATGAACAATTCAATGGTCGCTCACTTGTGGGCAAACGAAAAGCAAGAATCTGCAAATGGTAGTAATTTCTATTTTGAAGGTGAAAGTATTTACTCCTATGGAAGACATTTTGAGGTCGGAAGAATCGTGCGAAACAAGCGTGGAGAAAAGGCGTATTTGATTAATGATACATACTATTCTTCTACTACAAGCAAGCATCAATATTATGTTCGTGAAGCAATACCAACTGGCTCAAAGGTGTTCTATGTTGAATGTAATATATCATATTGTATCGGTAACATGCTCTTTGTTACCAATATGTTGGAATGTATTAAAGATGCTATTGAAAAATACAAGAAAGCCAGAACCGAATTGTCTTATCGGGATGTTTGGGGGAATTTTAAAAATCTGATGGATTATATTGAGTTCTTCGATATGGGGACTCCCCGGCGTCTTCTTAAAAAGAGCGCAAACGAATGGCTTGGAACTAACCATGAATTATCATGGAAATCAGATAAGATTAAACGTGAACATGTCCGTGAGTTGAAACGTGTTTTCCAGATATTATTGAATCATCAAGCACTGGAAGTCCTTGGAACCGTTATTGTGATTGTAGATGAAGTTTGTGGTGAAGGAACTTGGTTGAAATATCGGGAAAGAGTTGAAAAATATAGAATAAATATAGAAGCAAAACAGGAAAAAAAGCGAAGGGCAAGGGAAGAAGAATTAGACAAATTTCGTAAGGATTTTTATGAAAAATTAGAAAAATGGAAGTCGGGAGAACTTAATTTCTTGCATTCATATTATTTTATTGATTGTGCTGACGTAAATGCTTGGATGCGCATAAAAGGGGGAATTATTGAAACGAGCAAACAAATAAAAATCGGGATAGAAGAAGCCAGAAGGATGTGGCAGATGGTGTCACTGTTGCACCGGGGAGGCCAGTTCCGGCATGGCCTGGTAGAGGACGTGGGTGGCAATAAGTGGAGCATAAACCGGTATGAAAACGATATACTGACAGCCGGATGTCATCGTATTGCGTATAGTGAGATGGAAAGTATTGCAAAGCAACTGGGATGGGCGTAAGTAACCCATCTTATTTTATAACAACTAAAAACAAGAAAAATATGGAAAATGCAATTATTATTCCGTTTGATTTAAATACGGCGAGAAAAATTAAAAGCGGAGAAATAGAAGGTTCGGTATTAATTGATAATATTGAAATAGAATTTGTATATGAGTCGAAAGACTGTGCAGGTCCTTATAATTTGCTTTTTGTAAAAAAAGATGGATATGGGATAAGTGCTATATATGCCAACACGGAAGGTTGTATTATTGGCGGCACCACTCTGGAATTGAGGGTAGAGGCTGGAGCGTATTTTAAGAAAGGAGATGTATTAACAAGCACTAAAGGATGTCAATTTATATATGATGGACTTATTACCAAAGGGGTAATGGGAAGTATATGTGGAATGGTAACATCTGGAGATATTAAGTTTGATCATAGCGGATTATGGACTGATGTGTATGATGAAGATAAAAAACGGCATGTAAGAAAGGCTATAGAAGAAGAGAAGAAATTTTTAGCAGAAAAGATTATAAAAGCCGAAGACAGTAGAAAAATAGATATAATAAAACGATATTTAAGTGAATATGAGTATCTATTAGATGAGATGCCGAAACGTGACTTCAAACCATTTGAACGAGTGCTGGTGAGAAGAACTAACCAAGAGAGGTGGAAATTGCATCTATTTTCCAGAGAATCAGTAGGAGATAATAAATACGAATGCTTAGGAGGGGTAGGATTTAGTCAGTGTATCCCATACGAAGGGAACGAACATCTTTTAGGAACCAATAAAAACAAATAAGATTATGGAATATAAAATGGTAACAATCCCGTTTGATTTAGAAACGGCGAAAAAAATAAACATAGGGGAAAGAGTAGGTCAGATTGTGACAGAGAAAGGACGAAATAGAGCAGAAATAGTATATGAAGACAATTCGTCAATTTGTCCGTTATTGGTTGTAATTCATTCTATTTCTGTATCGGCAGATTGGTTTTCTGCTACAGGAAAAGCATTTAGCAGCGAAAATCGCCTCCTTCTTGAAGTCCCGGAATATACTACATTTAAAGATGGAGATGTGTTAAGCAGCAAAGATGGAAGTTATATTTTTATTTTAAATACGCATGGGAAATATTTAACATCTTTTTATGCGAGTCTTGCAGCGGGAAAAAGTCTTAATATATCGGATAATTTGGCTGCACACGAAAACCACATAGAATGTTATAGACTTGCAACAGATTCGGAAAAACAGAAGATGATTAAAGCGTTAAAGAAAAGCAAAAATCCTAAAGCAAAAGAATATCTAAAACGCTTCTTCGGAATTGAAGAAAGGACGAAATATGAGTTTAAGCCGTTTGACAAAGTGTTAGCAAAATATTATGAGGACGATAATTGGGAGGCCAGTTTATTCATAAGAACAATTACAGACGATCAGGATGGGGAGATTAAATATGAATGCTTGAATGGAACAGTGTATGTTTATTGCATTCCTTTTGAGGGCAATGAATATCTTTTAGGAACTGCTGAAAATCCAGAAAAATGAAAACGGTAAAATTATCTGATTTTTCTCCTTATGACAGAAACAAAGGAGGAATACAAGAATTGCATCATAAAATTGAGCCTAAAACACTTCAGTATTGGGGCGAAGATAGTGGTATTCTGATCGGCATCACTCCGATATATAAGAGACATTTGTGGGGCGAAGAAGTAAATGTTATAAATGATAAACAATAAATATGAAAACAAGAACATACGAAGGGGTGCAGCATGGAGACTGGGTGAGATGTACTCAATGTGGAGTACAAATGCTTCTTCCACGTGGAGCTGACCAATGTCCAGAATGTTATGGATACGACACGTTGGTGTGGGTAGATGAAGATAGGCAAGAAATGGACACTAAGCATCTGGATTGCCTTGCTCCAATGCGCAAATTGGAGCTACAAGAATATTTGTCTCAAGATGTTTTGGCGATAGAGCATAGCGAATATTATAAACAATTGATAGGGGAGGATGAATGGTGTGAAGAAGAAATATAATAAAGAGTATCATTATTAAAACAATAGAGAAATTATGAACGAGGATATTTTAAGCAATATGTTTGGGTGTGATACATATTGCATATGTGACAGTTCTTCAAATAGGTACTGTTTTATTGGGCCTATTGAATGTAACGGGAAGTTAATAGAAGAGTTTAGGAAGGGAATAATAGTAAAATTGAAACATGTGGAAAAGAGGGTTCTGGATACATTCAAAGAAAATGGGGTTGATCTGGATAACTATACCCACTGTGTTATAGTAAAGCGGAATTTTTATCTCGCTTGGTGACAGTAAAATACAAACAATATGAACAATTTTATAATAGATACTCCAGATAATTTCTGGCAAATAAGATGGCTTGACAAATATATGGAAGGTCACAAGGGGTTCATAGCTGGTGGATGTTTTAAGAATATCCTTTCCGGAGAAAAAGTAAAAGATATTGATATTTTCTTTGAAAGCGAAGACGATTTTCAGGAAGCTGTTGATTTGTTCAATGATGAAAAACATCAGAAAGAAGGATGGAAATTTAAGTACAGGAATGAGAAGGTATGTGCGTTCCATAAAGAGGGAGAAAGGGTATGGATAGAGTTCATAGAGTCAGAGTTCGGAAAGCCTGAAGAGATTCTCAGGAGCTTCGACTTTACTGTGGCAAAAATGGCTTACTACAAGGAGCCTAAATACGAAGAAGAGGAAGATGATTATTTTCCATTCTCATCTGCAAGTATAGTAGCATACGAGTACAAACTACTCTACCATGAGAAATTCTTTGAACATCTTCATATGAAGAGGCTGGTCATTGATGAAAATATTCCTTTTCCAGTAAGCACATGGGAACGCTCATATCGGTATAAAGGATATGGTTACAATATGTGCCGGGAGACAAAGAAAAACTTCTACAGGCTCTTAAAGGTGTAAATGTAGAGGAGGAAGATGTTTCTTTGTATGCTACTGGAGGATGGGATTAACCTATAAAACAAAATTGCTTATGAAAACATTAGAACAACTTAAAGAATTAACATCAAAATGTTTAGACGGTAGAGATTTTAACAGACTGGCTAAATTTGTTCCATATAGCATGATAAAGGATTTCGGTATGGAGCCGAATGAAGAATATGACAACGAGGAAAAGTGGAACAGTACTGTAGTTGAATTTACCAGAGAAAATGTCCTGAAACAGCTTGAAGAAGACGTAAGATTCGGTTTTGAAAAGGCATTAAATCAGAGAGGAATATCAGCCAGTTTGATGTTTGAATGTGTGATGATGTGGAACTACATTCTGGAAGAAGGTCTTGAAGGCTGGGGTGAGGATGATTATGCATTTTATGGACTCCCTCTATTTAAAGCTACGGCTGTAAAATATGGATGGGACAATCCGATAGGGGAAGACAGCGGGAGAGAAAGAAAATATGATTCACAATATTAAATCGGTATATTATGAGCACAAGTAAAGAATACAAGGCAGTAAGGAACTATATATTAAATGAACTTCACCTTACCAAAGAAGATATAATCAAAAACATAGAGCTGTTATTAGAGAAACACGTAAAACGGTACATGGTTAATACATATGGAGGTGACAACCAGATAGAAAACTGGATCAGATGCATGGTGAATGATGAACTCAAACAAAGAGATCATGATTTTGTAAGAAGAGCATGCGAGAGCGTCATCAGGGATCATGTATTAAATGAGTTGAATATAATCGTAAGATCCAAAAGTGAGAAATGTACATGTGAAAACAGAGTACCATCCGAAGAGGATAAGAAAGAGTCAACTGACGGACTGTATATAATCTACAAAGATGGACATGCAGAGCCGTTTACCGGCGATAACTCCAAAGATTGTGTACGATACATTGGGTTGAAGCACAGATACATGTCATTTGCAATCTCACTGACGGAACATGATATCGTACAATTGCTTGACGATGATAGCCGTGAAGAATCCGGAAGTGGGACATATTACGAACGTGAATGTGATGCGCTGTTTGACATTGACGGACGCGGCAATACGGAACGCCTTGTAGCCAGAAATCCAAAATTGAGAAATCTGCTGGAAGATGGCGAGTATATACCATCTCTTGGTCAATTAAATTTAATGGCCCATTATATGGACGAACTAAACAAAGCATTCACTTATGTTTCGGCATCTCCCCTCTCCTCGACGTGGTATTGGTCCAGCACTGAGAGCAGCCAGGCCGTCGCGTGGTACGTGGTCTTCTCCAGTGGCCTCACGGGCACCGGCAACAAGCACATCGGAGACATGGTTCGGACGGTAATTGATTTTTAAAAAGGATTACAATGATAACATCAGTAAAAATAAAAGACAATACAAAAACTCCATTTGAATATGTTTCGGATATAGAAGCATTTGAAAATGGCAGAGAATTTATTTTCAAGTCAGGAGTGAATGTAATTATAGGTAAAAACGGTAGTGGAAAGTCAACTTTGCTTAACATCATATCAATGTATATGTTATGCGAGAAATCCATGTGCTCTGAAATGCCGACCGAGGCACTGGATTTTCCACCTATATTTGATGACGATGATAAGGTTTTTGATGGGATTGACATATCATCCGATTATGCAGGGAAAGTATTCCGTTTATTGCCATCGGCGGAGATGAATCGAGATAGCGTATTGAAAAACATCAGCAATTTCGATTTGTATGTGAATAATATTCGAAGATCTTATGGAGAGAAAGTGGTGTTATCATTGGAATCACTCTTCAATTTAATGTTCGGTCAAAAGGATTATACATTTCCAATACAAGATCTTGTAGAATACAAGAAAAAATCAAATGCGTTTTGGATTAAAAGAATTGATAACCTGTTGAAGTATTATGGAAGAAACCGCATAACATTAACAGAAAGCAGTTTTGAATACACGGTTCTCATGGATGAGCCAGATAGGAATCTTGACATTGACAACGTAATGCAAATTTATAATGTATTGTCATTCCATAAACCACAAACGCAAATTATAGCCATAGTACACAATCCGGCATTGATTTACAAGTTAAGCAAATTAGATTGTGTGAATTTCATAGAGATGACAGAAGGATATCTAAACAAAATTAGCATATTTGCATCTAATTAATTGAAGTAATTATATACCATTTTTTTTATAAACTTATCACAATGAGCTATTTTATATTAATGGGAAGAAGAATCCCCAAGCAAGCCATAACAGGCTTCAAATTTCAAAATGAAACAGATAACATTCGTCCTTTCTTGTCAATCAGGATAAGGGGAAAGGACGAAATTATACCTTTCAAAGATAAAAAGGAGATACAGTCTGTAAAAGCGCATCTGTGTTCTATCTTTTCTGGGTTTGTAAAAATAGGTGACTGGTATCTCAAGATGTCGGAAGTTAAGGAATATAAGCCGGTGACTGCCGAAGACATGAATCCTTACATCTTATTCAAGACATCTAAGTTCGGAAACATAAAAGTTCGTTTTCCGAAAGATGAAGATATGGATGCCGAATTATTGGTGTTAGATCAGCTTTTTGATGTAGAATAAACTATTAATCATCTTTTGAAAATCATGACTTGGAAAGAATTGAAAGACAAAATATCTCTTATGACAGAAGAAGAGCAACGACAAGAAGTTGCAGTATGGGGAGAAAATATGAATCTAATGAAAGATTGTTCCTTGGAAAAAACAAACGAGGATATGTACTACAACTCTGAATGGGATTATACTCTTGAAGAGAGCGAATTGGAACCGGAAGACAAGAATGACCCTGATGTACATAAGGTATATGAAGCAGGAATGCATTATATTTATTCGAATTGATATTAAAACAAACTAAAGATATGAAACCGATATTAAACATAGAAGACATCCACAAATTGAAGATGGATGAAAAGTTAATTGAATGTATAGCAGGGAAAGTGAATTATTACAGATTCTTGTGTTTTCATCCGAGAAATTCCAATTTTGTGATTTTACTAAATCATTGTGAAGAACCTGTACGGTTTTATTATAATAGCCTGATAGACAGATTTTTTACGGATTATACGCAACGTGATATTATCACCTATCGTAAGGAATACGCCTTAAAGGAAATAAAGGAATTTGAACAAGTATTATCTGAATTAGAAGGTAAGGATAATTTAGAAGATTAAATAACAACTAAAAAGAACTAAGTCATGGATAACGAGTATGTCTACTACAATAAACTAATACCTAAAGAGCCTATTTTTGTGGATGAAATAGAAGCCAGCCTCCCGATGTGGGAAAATAGACCGCCAGCATGTAAAGGTTCTTCTTGCAAATCCGGAAGAAGCGAAAAACAGATCAAGAAAGATCGTAAGAAGAAGAAAATGAATAAACGTAATCGTAAAAAATAAGTGAGCTATGACAGCCGAGAAGTTTAAATCTATTTGCAAAGAGAAAAGAGAAAGGAATAACTTGGAATGATCTTGTCCGCATTAGGGTTATCAAACCAAAGAAATTTCTCGGATTCTTTAGGCAATTAACAGGTATAACAATCGAAGGTGCATTCAATAGATGTTCTGCTTGTGTTGAAATAATGACTGATGATGACAACGGTGTTTCAATGATGCACTATATTGATTACGAAAATATTATAGGAGTTGAATTAATTAAAAATTAAAAATAATTGAGTGAACAGTTTGCAAAAATCAGTACGAATGCGTTGTTAGGATTATCAACATCCGCCACATAAGAACCATCTAATCCCGTAAATATCGTGATGCGTTGGTAGTATGTGTACAGATAGCAAGCAGGCGTTGGGATAAAGCATTTGGCAAACATTCACTCTAAATAAGAAATAGTAGATATGAATACAGAATTTGAAAACATGGCTTTGCTGAATATAGAAGACTACAATGAGCTTAAAGCTAAAGCCGAAGCAACAGATGAGCAGATAAAGAAACAAGCCGAAGAAATGGCTAAGCCTGAAGTTGTCACATTGAAAGTGTGCTTTGACACATATGGATTATTATACAGGCCAAATACTTGTGTTGATGTTGAAATACCATTCTATGATGATGAAAAAATCAGAGATATGCTTAACAAAGCAAGTGCTGATATAATGAAATGGTGCGACAAAAATATGGTAAAATACAACAAAGAACTCAAAGAATCCAAATCTACAAAAAAACATTGCGAAGGACTAAGAAAGCATATCGCAAATCTCGAAAGGCGCCTCTTAAAGCATGCATTGGCAAACGTTATTTTATCTATTATATCAGTTGCGGCTATAATTGCTCTTTTCACATTAATTCAAAACTAAATAGACATGGAACAAGAATATGCTATTCCTCTTTTTAAAGCTGGTGCAGAGTGGCGCATTAACAGCGTGTGGCATTCTATAACAGTAATTCCAGATTGCCACCGTTTTATTGTGTTTCTCCCTAAGAAATCAACAATAGGATCAAAGAATCCAATTATGGGTATATTGGAAGAGAACAAAACTTTTATATCCAGCCGTCCAGGATGTATTTTATGCAGATTAGATGAAATGGAATCATGGGCTTATTTGGATGATCTATTACCTTAGGTAATTATATACTCAATTTTAAAAGTTAGAATTATGAAAAAATATTTAACAGACAAAGAAAAAGAGGAAAGAATGAATTACCTTACCATTCATAAATGTAAAAACGAGGATGAACGTAAAGAGTTAAAAGAATTATGTGATTGGTATTTTAAGGATACTCCTGTGTTAACTATGTCTTTTTCTTTAACAGAAGAAGATCTTCGGGTAACAATGGAAAGGGACGTGGAGTTGTCGGCGGTAGCCGGAGCGGTAAAGAATCAACACCATAAGAAGAAAATTTGAAAGGTTATGACCGACAGAGAACTTCTTGAAGAAAACAATAAGATGTTAAAGGAAATTCTAAGTTTTGTGAGAAAAGTTGATTCTGCTGAATACAGGGATCATCAAGACTTTATGGAATTTCTTAGAAATGTAGCAGCCGATATATGGGTGGAATATACGGAGCCCGAACAAAGAGGTAGATTGTTTAATTTAATGAATAAAAGAAATGAAAACAGTTTTTGATTTAAGCAGAGATGAGATTGTGGCATTGACAGACGAAGAGATAAGTCTGTATATAGACAAAGAGCTTGCTGGTAAGGGTATTCCAATTGAAGCTAAAAATTGGAATATAAAGAACGAAAAGGAAGTTGTGTACCCGGATTGCGGGGTTCCGATATTTGTTATTAAAGACATAGGTGTAGGATTTAGAAAGATAGAGGACGCTACAGAGGTGGTGAATTTACTGGTCAGGTCCAGGGCTTTTAAGGTGGGTTCAAAGTATTTAAACCGATCTTATGAGAGGTTAAACGTCATAAACGAGGGCGTCGTGCCGGCAGTAGAGGGTTGCGTAGGATACACCAATGAAGAATTTGAAAGAGTTAACAAAGAAAACAATGATCCTGAATCAGCAAAAATAGGATCATTTAATAAGACAGTAGAGGAAGCCAACAACATAAGAAGCCGAGTGTTGAAATACGTGGACAAGATAAAACAGGAGCGTGCGTACAACATCGACCTTTGCATGACTTTCGAGAGATATATTGAGATAGCAGATAAAGATGCGGAGCGGGCTATGGCTTTCTTGAAAGAAGCCTACCCGTTTAATGAAGAAACAGAAGTCTTTATCAGGAAAAGATACAATATGTCTATCGATGTTAACCCAGAAGAAAATTAATTTATATTAAATCATTTTGTTTCTTATTAAGCAACAAAAGACATATCTTTGTCCGAAAAATAAGAAACATGAAAGAGGAAGAAGAAAAGATTAAAGAGGCTATGACTGAAGCCCTGATACATTTAGAAGGTTGCAAATATTTTGTGGCCACGATAGTAAACGAAGAAGAATGTAGGTTTGATATGAGTCAGCGTATGTCTCCTCGTCAACTGGCTTTGGTTATAAAAGGTGTATTATCAAATAATAATATGATGATGATGGATGTACTACAATGGTGCTCAGCCAGGCTTCAAACAGAAATAGAAAAAGGAAAGAAATCAACTAATTAAATATTAATACAATGAATCGCTGGTTTGAAATTACGGTAAAAGCCGAGATTGATAATATCGAGAACGGCAAAAAAAAGAAAGTAACTGAAAAGTATTTAGTGGATGCCTTGTCTTACACAGAGGCAGAATCAAGATCGTTGGAGATCTTCAAGGATTTGTACAATTCTTTCGAGGTTGTAAAAATTAATCCTATTAAAGTGTCGGAAATCTTCTTCAACGGAGAAGCTGAGTACTGGTATAAGTGTAAGGTGAATTACATTACACTGGATGAAAAGAAAGGTAAAGAAAAGAAAACTCCATGCTATATGTATATCCAGGCCGGAAATCCTAAGGATGCCGAAGCTGTGTTGACTAAAGGTATGCAGGGTACGTTAGGAGACTGGAATTGCGAGTCTATTGTGGAAACGAAAATCATTGAAGTGTTTAAATACGATCTTCAGAAGGGAGCTGAAAAATTAGGCGAGAAGAAGAGTGAAGAGTAAGGCTGATGTAGTTTCCAACATAGCGCTTGTTGTGGCGATAATATCATTGCTTTCAGCAGGCGCTTTCCTTCTGATAGTGATTAAGACAGACGAGGTATCTAAATTATTAATGAACGTACCTTATCTACTGGCTTCAGCGGGATTGTTCTTTTCAATAATATCATTATTATTCGAATGGAAAGCAAGGAAAAGAAGCTATACGTCTGCGAACGATGTGGACGAAAAGTGATGATAAGAAGTCATGGCTTATGCCAGGCTTGCAGGAGCAAAGAGTTGACTCCGAAGAAAAAAAACAGAATTACATCCATTAAAAACAGCAGCAAGAAGAAAAAGTTAGAGAACCCGGATTTATCCGGGTTTTTTCGTCTTATGTTGGAGGAGTTGAGTACTATTCGAATGTCTATGACTGGTAAAGCTATTCATTTTCCTACAGTATGTAACGTCTGTCACATACTTCCGAAAAGGTTATATAAGTCGGTTGCCACTTGCAGGGATAATATAGTTTTCCTTCATGAATCAGAGCATACGGTATTCGACATGTATCTTGACCGGATGGAATTTGATAAACTTGAAACAGAATTTCCTTTTGTGTGGAAGTATGCGGTAAAGAAGGTGCTGGATATGGAAAGCAGGGGAATGATTAAAGAAAGAGGTAGATTAATTATTGAAATAATTGACAGATATGAGAAAACTTTATAAAATAAGAATAGAAGCTGACGATGAAACTATCTTTTATGCTCACATACAGAGAGAAAGTTATGGTAAGGATATAGCTATCGCAGTGAAAGATAGAGATAAAGATGAAGTGGAAACAGTGTTACATTGTATTAAAGAAGAATTGATTAGAGGAAGATCATGAAAGAGAAAATAAAAATATTGACAGATTTAGGATTTGTCCCTATGGTGGAAGGAGAAGGAAATACGTTGTTTAGAATGAACGATGTTGTGATGTCGGTGTCAGATCCTAACCAAACACCAGAGCAGTTGAAGAAGGAGGTTATGTCTTTAATAAAGAACAGAGACATAGCAGAAAGAGGCGGACAGGTTCCAGTAGTTGAAGAGCCGGCGCCTGAGACAGAGCAGGCCCAGAAGGAGGAACCGGAAGCTCCGGCGGAGGAAGCCGCTCCTAACCCTGGAGAAGAGGATTCGAATCCGTTTACAGAAAATCAGGAAACGTTAGAACCGTTTTATATCTGTGATGAGTTAAAGAAGATTGAGACTCCCAAATTCGTAAGATTGACATTAGACGACAATCGTTTTTATGTAAGGAAGATGGATGATGGAACGGCCAAGATATATGCTTCGGTAACAACTTTAATCAAAGATGGGTATGTAGATGATAAGACCGCACTTCAGGAATGGAAGCAAGAGATGAAGATGCTTGGTCGCAATCCGGAAGAGGTGGCACAGTATGAAGCCGACAGGGGAACGATCATGCACTATCTGTACGGATTGTACCTAACAGGTAGAGATATGGTCTTAAATCGAAGCTTTGTAGTTAAGACAGTGCAAGAAGGCAAGCTGAAAATATCTAAGAAAAATCTTGATCGGTTTTTTAACAGTATTGATGATCTTGATGATATGATTGTCAGAATTATGAAGTTTGCCAAATTTTGTTCAGAGTATAAGGTTAAGCCGATGATGATTGAAAGAATATTGTCATTAGAAGACTATTTAGTAGCTACGCCGATAGATGCGATGGTTAAAATGACATTCAAATACAAAGAAGAAGGTTATTTTGGAGCCGTGTATCAAAGGGCTACAGGGCAGTTTAAAAAAGGTGATCCGAAGAAGGAGGTAAGAGACGTGGAGAAGGAAGAAGTGGTTATTCTCGACTTTAAATCAGGGGGAATATGGGAATCATACGCATTTCAATTAGAAGCTGAAAGAAGAATGGTTAAAGCATGGTATGGGATTGATGCACGTATTATGAACTTTTCTCCAAAAAGCACGAGCAGCAAAGGATATACGTTGAAAGAATGGACAGAAGACAGTATAGCACTTGAAAAGGCGGACTGCGTGTTCCAACAAGGTATGTTGAATCACCTTAGAAAAGATAAGAAGTTCAAAGTGAGAAAAGGAGTGCTGAATATCAATAAGCCGTACAATGAAGAGGATCATACGGTCGTGTATGATATTGCAGAGGAAATGTCTAAAAGATTCATAATATGAACGATATTGTTATTCCTGAAGGAGATTATATAGAAATCGTAAAACCGATATGCATCAATCCTTTTGGTGGTTATTTTATTAACATCAAAAGGGGTTCGAGATTAAGATTATCGAAAGATTTGAAAATAGGAGATAAATATGCAATATGTGTACTTGCATCTCATAAGAAATATGGCAAGACCATCGAAATAATAATGCCTATATTGGTCAGAAATACAAGAAGAGTATGAAAAGAAAAATTAGAAGAACAGGAGAGATAATAGACGTAATCACTTTCAGTAGCTCAACTACAAGAAGCGACCATGACAGAATACAGTTCTATGGTGATAATGGGAATGTGATAAGTGAGAGTTTAAATTTTTATCTCGATACCCTTCCTGTAAATGACGAAAACAAAGATGTAGACTGGGAGCAACGTAGATTCGATCTTATCAAGGCTTATTCTATTGAGTTTGTTAAAGCACAAAATAGAAAAGGTGAAATAGATTGCGGAGTATATGTACCAGATGTGGTGTCATGGTCTATAACTATAGCAGATAGAATCATAGAGGCGATGAGAGGAGTTAAAAATGCTTGATTTTAGAAAATACGAAAACGTACCTCGGTTTCAACTTGACCGCAGGCCGGGCAGGAGCCGACTGAAGCTAACCTGCCCAGCTTGCGGGAAAAGCCGGTGCCTCACTCCTTATATTGATGTGGCAACAGGTCAGGTTGTTGGCAACGAGTTCGGAAGATGCGATCATGAACGGACTTGCGGTTACGATAAACGACCTACCGGCAAGGATGTAGGTGACAAAGATCTTTGGATTTCGGGAAACAAGTGTATAAGAGCTTATCGTCCTCCTGTAAATCCTGACGTTGTAAATTACATACCTTTTAGCGAGTTTGAGAGGACTGTGGTTCCAGACGATAGAAACACCGTATTTAGATTTTTATCGTCTCTATGGGGAAAAGAAAGGGTATCTGATGTGTTCAGAAGGTATCATGTCGGAACAATGGACTTATGGGGATGGAAAGGGTGTTGTATATTCTGGCAGATAGACAAAGATTTTGTATGCAGAACCGGCAAGATCATGGACTTTTGTATAAAGACCGACAGCCAGGGGAATGAGATTGATGTAAAAAGAGTGAAAGAAAAAGACGGTGACAATGAGCGGCCTCATGTTATGTTTTATCACTCGTTGCATGCAAGGGACTTCTTGTTTAGACAATGCCTGTTCGGGGAGCATCTTCTAAGCCAGTATCCGGATAAGGTGGTTAATCTGGTGGAATCAGAAAAGACGGCTATTATATGCGCTGTGAATAAACCGGATGAGTTATTTGTAGCTACCGGTGGGTTGCAGAATCTAAGACCGGAAGTGATAGATGTTTTAAAAGATAGAAAGACTGTAGCTTTTCCGGACAAAGGACAAGCATTTGAGACATGGAGTAAAAAGATAGATGGGATGATGATGAAGTCAAGGATAAAAGTATCAGACTATCTTCAAAATGTTGAAAATGTAGGAGACGGAGATGATGTGGCAGATTTGATAATTAGTAACAAAGTAAAAGAGAAATATTATGAGCCTGGACGTTTATATTAAGAGCAAGAAGAAAGAAGAGGATCGTAAATGGGTTGCAAACATCACCCACAACATGAACAAGATGGCACAAAAAATATTCGTATCAGAAAACAAAGAAACACTATACGATTATGTTTGGAGACCGGAAGAATTGGGCAGGGAAATAGATACTAAGGAGATGGTGAAGATACTCACAAAAGGTATATATATTATGATCTCCAAGAGAAAGAGTCTTTTGAGATACGAACCAGAAAACGGATGGGGGTCTTATGATTCATTTCTTAAGTTTCTTATCAAATACAAAGAGGCGTGTGAAGATCATCCGGGTTATATAATTGAAGCAAGTAGATAACAACATGGAAAATTATAAAAATACTTTAAATGAGGTAGTGGTGATCGAATCGTCACCAGAAACGTATTTTGTTTACGCTATTCGTAATGCTATTCGTATCTCTAAATGTGCGTATCCGACAGCCAAGAAAGTAATTTTCAAAAGAGAGGACGTAGAGGTAGAGATCTCAGAAATGGAAACTGAAAGCAGTTTGTATGAAAAGTTTAAAGAAAAACAAAAGAATAGGGTATGGAACTTAATGAGCGCCAACAACGGGTTTTAAGAGGCGAAATTTGTCCTTATTGCGGAAGAGAAACTGAGCTGGTAAATGCCGATAAAATATATAGCAGAAAAGGCTTAGGGATGGTTATGATGTGCAAACCATGCAACGCTTATGTCGGTGTTCATGAATCAGGGCCGAATAAGGGAAAAGCTAAAGGCCGGCTTGCGGGGCCATCACTGAGGTCTCTTAAGATAAGAGTCCATGCCGAACTTGACAGATTATGGTCTACGCCGGAGGAACGGGAAAGGATGTATAAAGATTTATCTGAATTTCTATCTATACCGGAAGAGTACACACATATAGGTATGTTTGGCGAGAAGACGATGGGAAAAGTCTTTCAGTTCTGTCATGTAAACAAAGAACGATCAGGTTCGAGAATAGAATGGCATAAGCCTGGAGATAAGTGCCCTAATAAGAACAATCAAATAGTGTCAGGAAGTAGCGCATGTAGAGGATGTCCTGAGTATCTCCATGATGAGAAAGATGGGTATGTCTGGTGTGATCCTGATATGAGCTACGGCAGGTTGAAATAGGGCGCGAATTGCCTATCTTTGTGCTATTATTAATCAAAAAAAATATAAGCACATGGGCAGATCAACAGAGTACTACAGGACTCATCCAGAAGCCAGGAAGAAAAAGGCTAAAAAGGACAAGGAGATAAATGCCAGACCGGAACAGAAAGCCAAACGCCGGGAGCTTGGTCGTAAAAACTACGAAACGGACAAGAAGAAGGGCAAGGGCTGGAGGAAAGGCAAGGATTGTTCTCATACCAAGAACGGTCTTAGGTATAAATCAGTAAAAGCTAATAGGGGATCCAAGTCGGATACGAAAGGTGACAAAAATGCAAGAGGAGATAGCAAATAGGATAGATATAAGAAGGATATTCAAGACCTCTAAACAAGTTATGGAAGAGGCGTATGAGAATATCTTGAAATACAGGCGGGGAGAGCTTATCCCCGCTAAAACCGGATACGATTATATTGATGAGGCTTTGCTTGGAGGTATTTTCCCTCAGCATGCTATTGCCATAGGAGCCCGGCCATCTGTAGGTAAATCGTATGTGGCCCAAAAGATATTGGAAAATGTGATGAATCCGATGATCAACCCGCAAGCAGAAGATTATTTTCTTGTTAATTGCGAGTTCGAAATGAATCCTCAAGATCTTCTTCTTCGTAGAATGAGCCAGGATATGAAAAAGCGGGCTCCTGAAATATTAAGAAGGCAAGATTCTAATACAGTAGAAGAGATGAGGATGTTTGAAATCCTTCAAGGTGAAATCAGAAATAATATAATATACATCGATGCTCCGTGTACGGTAAAAGAGTTTGAGGCGGCTGTGTATCATATAGCTACCAAACATAAAGACAAACGTCTTATAATATTTAAAGTCGATCATATTGCTTTGATAAAAAGAATGGGATTAGATCCTAAGTCGGCTATAGATGATTTGGTGGCGGTTATGAATGAGGCTAAATTAGTATATAAAAACATATTTTTCCTCATCATATCCCAATTCAACAGAGAGATAGAAGGAAGGATAAAAAGTCCACAAGAGCAGCCTCCGCGTCTTTCTGATTTTTACCAATCTGATACACTGGGTCAGTTATGTACGTTAATGATAGGTTTGCATAATCCTCGTCGGTACGGGCTGGATAAGTATATGATATTTGGGAAAGACTGGTATCAGACTCTTGATCGGTTTAAAACTGAAAACAAAACATCATTCAGAACAGCCGGACTGGTGTTTCATCATATACTGAAAGTAAGGCAGGTTAGCATGGAAGAGCTTACTAACACAATCCACCCAGAGATTCTGCCAGGACATGGATGGATGTACGGGGAGGGCGGGACGAAGTTCGTGAATCCCAACCAGCCGCCGACGCCGCCCAAGCTCTATACTGTGGAAGACGTTACGGATAATCAAGAACAGTCAGTATATTAAAAAGGTAATAAAATTGAAATTTCAAATAGTAAAATTGATTGATGAGATTGGTTGAAAAACATATTATTAAAGATAACAGATTTGAAGATATTTGCCTCAAATCAGGATTGCTATATAATTATGTCTTGTATAATGCGCGTAAAGGTATCTTCAATAAAGAATATCTGAATGAATATGAATTTTCAACCAAACTTTGTAGAGAAAATCAATTTGATTTCAGGAATTTGCCCACTTCTGTTTCTCAACAAGTAGTTGGCCAAGTTTTTAAAAATATAAAATCATGGATTAGACTCAAGAAGGATTTTGAAAACAATCCTTCCAAATACGATAATTGTTGTCCTCATCTACCTTCGTACAAGAAAGGCAAGAAACAGAACATGGTTGTGTTCACAACTTCTGCTTGTAGGCTAAAGAAGGATGGTTGTATTCATTTTGTTAAAAATATAATTCAACCAATTAAAACTGAAATAGGAGATAGTAAATTATGTCAGGTTAGAATCATTCCACAATCTACATGCTATGTGGTTGAAGTAATTTATGAAAAGAAAGAACATAATCTAAGTCTTGATAAGGATAATGTTCTTTCGATTGATTTAGGATTGAATAATTTATGTTCATGTATCAGCAATGCCGGATTGGTTCCTTTCATTGTAAACGGGCGGATTATGAAATCTTTTAATCAGTGGTACAATAAGAGGAAAGCTAAGTTAATGTCTTATGTTGGAGGTAAGGGTACTTCTGAAAGACTTAGACAGCTAAATAATTATAGGAATTTTTGGATAGAAGACTACATCCACAAGGTTAGTCGATATATTGTCAATTATTGTATTACTAACAACATTGGTAGTATCGTAATAGGTTTAAATAAAGGATGGAAACAAAAGATTAATCTTGGAAAGAAGATTAATCAAAAGTTTGTTGAAATACCTTTTTCAAGACTTATAGACAAAATATCCTATAAATGTAAGTTGGTAGGTATCAGCTTTCAAATTAATGAAGAATCCTATACATCAAAGGTTGATCATTTAGCTTTTGAGAAATTAGGGAAGCATGATGTTTACTTAGGCAAAAGAAAGAAACGTGGATTATTCCAAAGCTCAGTTGGAAAGTTGTTAAATGCGGATATCAATGGAGCTATTGGGATAGGTAGAAAAGTATTCGGTGATTCATTTGTAAACATGATAATCGATAGTGGGTTTGCGTTTAACCCGATTAGAGTAAACATTTTGTAATATAGATGTGAATTTAATGAATAAAATTTAAAATTTTAATAACGTGAGACTTACAGTAGAAGAAAACGAATACCTGATAAGTAAGTTCCTTTTGGTTCTTACTGAGTTTGCAGGGGATGAAAGAGAGATGTTTTTAATCAACTCCATACATGATAAGGCGGTGGCGGATATGAATTATCGTCTTCCGTCTTTAATAAGCAGAGAACGTAAAAGACGAGTTATTGAACTCCTTAAAGAAGGAACCAGAATAATCAAGGACTTTTCCGGCTATGCAGGTGATATGGGTATGATTAACGAATACGATCGCCTAAAGAAAGAAATAGGAACCGTCCAAGATCAGCTTGGCGACGTAGAAGGTCAACTTCGGGCAGCAGGAGAAGTCATAAAAAAAGAACTTGATATGATTGCTGACCGAATCAAAGAAGATCTTCTTGACCGAGAGCTGGCTAAGAGTAATGCCGAGGCCGAAAGAAAAGCCAAAGTAGATCCGAGATATGAAGTAGCTTTAGGTGATTACAAGGAGATGCTGGAAGTGATTTTTACAACCAGAAACAAGTATTCTACGGTAGATTCTGTACATGACGATCTTCGACAGTCGGTATCTACCGGTAGAAATTCGATTATCAAAGAAGGGTACAACAGTTAAAAACAAGGAGGAAATATGGAAAAGAAGGAATTTAAAGTAGGAGAAGTGTTTGATGCCGGACTTGTGAGATTAAAATGTGTGGATGCTCCAGAGCCAGACTTAGGATGTGAAGGATGTATATTTAATGACCACATTACATGCGGGTCGGTAGATGTAGTCGCAGGCCCGTGTAATCACGTAGAGAGGGAGGATGGTAAGGATGTTATTTTTATTAAAGCTGATTAGGCATGTACATCAATTTCAGACAACTTGCAGCATCAGACATGACTCCTAATGATCTGGCTAATCTTCTTGCTATAAGACAGAAGGATACGGTTATGATCGAAGCCATGCTGGAAAAAGATGCTGGGAGGTATATAGAGCTTGGCCTGGTTGAGAAATTAAAATCAGGCGTGATGAGATTGACCAACAAAGGAACGTCTTTTGTGAATTATATAGAGACACCGGAGATGACAGACGAGGTTCTGGAAACGTTGAAGATTATGATAGGAATGTACGAATCGTATTCAAAAGACATAGGTGTCAGCAGAAAAGAAGCGGAATCCAGGTTGTGTTGGTTTATGGGTAACACCTCATTCAAGAAAGAGGTCATACTTCAGGTAACGGAATCTTATATAGCAGAGTCAGGAGATTATACAATGAGCTTATGTAACTTCATATGGAAACCGCCTTCTCAGGCCTTTTCGGTCCATATGAACCTTAAAAATTCAAAGCTCTTTGACTTAATAGCTGAAAAATTTAAGATCGCTACCGAGCCTTATTTGGAGTCTAAGAAGAATAAGGAAATGGATTGGTTGTTTGCCGTATCTAAATTGCCTACGCCGCCGGCTAAAGGCAATCCGGATTATTTGTTTACCGGAAGTTCTGAAACAGACAAAGAGCGATTGAAAAACATAAAAACGTATTTATTTAACAAAATTAGAAAGCAATGGAAAAAGTAAGAATCAGAAAGATAATAGAGGATATAATTATTACTCAGTTTCTTAATTCGGAAATAGATATAGTTCATGAAGAAGATGTGACGTTTAAAGAACTTGGATTAGATTCTATCGATCAAATTGAACTGGAAGTGATGGTGGAACAAAAATTCAATATTGTTATTAATGATTATGATATGGAGACCATCAAAGATATGACTGATCTTGTTTACAAAATAATAACAGAAGGATATGGGAAGTGACATAATTTTATGCATGGCTTTAATAGCGTCATTTGCTTTTGTTATACAGTTTTTGTTGTCGATATTAGGATCTGATCTGGATACGGATATTGATATTGATGATGCTTCTGATTTAAGTATGTCTTTGTCGGACATCATATCATTCAAGGGCATAACACATTTTATTCTTGGATATAGCTGGACTACCTACTTTTCGGGTTCCCATTTAGTAGGGGTTGTGATAGGGTCGTTTTTCTTTATCGTTTTGTTTTACGTATATAAGTTACTTCTTAAGTTAAAGCAAGAAATGGTGTACGAATGTCCGGAAGATTTAAATGGCAGAGAGGTGGAGATAGTGTTTAGATCAGGGAAGAATCATTATATGGTAAATATTTCGAAAAATGGAAGACAGGAGCAAATGAGAGTAAGATGCTTGTCTGGAAAAACTTACAAAAACGGTGACAAGGTGAATATAAAATACGAAGAAGGAGAATTAATTATCTAATTTTTTTATCAACAATTAAATTTTAAAAGTTATGACAACAATTATGTACGTGTCAGCCATCTTAGCTGTAGTGATTATTTTGACAATCATCGGAGTCTTATCAAGGTATCGTAGATGTAAGCCTAATCAGGTCTTGGTCGTTTACGGTAAGACAGGTGGGGAAAAGAAGTCGGCAAAATTATATCATGGTGGAGCGGCATTTGTCTTGCCTATTATTCAAAGCTATGATGTTTTGTCTATGGAGCCTATGCAAATAGATTGTAGGCTTACCGGTGCTTTGTCATCTCAGAATATTAGAGTAGATGTGCCTACAACTATTACAGTAGCTATCAGTACAAATCCTGAAATCATGCAAAATGCAGCAGAAAGACTTTTGGGGATGGATACCGAATCTACTGAAAATCTTATTACAGACATCGTTTACGGTCAGATGCGTTTGATTATTGCCGAAATGACAATCGAAAAACTTAATTCTGATAGGGATGAGTTTTTGGATAAGGCAAGAAAAAACATTGATAACGAACTTAATAAATTGGGTCTTTATCTTTTGAACATTAACATCAGTGACATCAGAGATGAAGCCGGCTACATCATGAATCTTGGTAAAGAGGCTGAAAGCAAGGCTCTGAACGAAGCACAGGCTAATATCGAAGAACAGGAAAAGCTGGGTGCTATTAAGATTGCTGTACAACAGAAGGAAAAAGAAACGGCTGTAGCTAATACCCAAAAAGAGCAAGAGATTCAAATTGCCTATACTGAAAAAGAAAAAGAAACGGTAGTAGCTGAAACAAAGAAAGAAAAAGAAGTAGCTTTGGCTTTAACCGATAAAGAAAAACAGATCGGTGTAGCTCAAGCCGATAGAGATAGGGCTGCGGCTATAGCAAAGACTTTGGCTGACAAGGAATCAGCGATTGCAAGATCTAAGGCGGAACTTGAAGTAAACAAAGCTGAAGCCGAAAGAATGGAAGAAGTTGGAAAGAATAAAGCTGAAGCTGACAAACAAGCAGCTATAGCAATACAAGACTCTGAAGCTCAGATTAAGAAAGCTGAGGCTGAGAAAAATGCTTCTGTAGGCTACAACAATGCCCAGAAAGAGGTTGCTGTATCAGAATCAGAATTGCAGGTTATCAAAGCTCAATCAGAAAAGAAAGCCGGAGAAGAGAAAGTTAAATCGGAAGCGGCTGTGAAAACGGCAAAAGAGCTTGCTGATAAAGAAGTGGAAGAAGCTAAAGCTAAGAAGGTTCAAGCTGCGCTTAAAGCTGAAAAGATTGTGCCGGCTGAAATTCAGAAGCAGGAGGCTATGTTGCAAGCTGATGCCGAGGCCGAGAAGATCAAACGCCGGGCCGATGCTGAAGCAGCAGCACATTTGGCAAAAGCAGAGGCGGAAGCAAAAGCTATTCAGATGAAGCTGGAAGCGGAAGCCGAAGGTAAGAAAAAGTCGTTGATGGCAGAAGCCGACGGATTTAAGGCTATGGTGGAAGCAGCAGAATCCAATCCTCAGATCGCCATCCAGTACAAGATGGTTAATCAGTGGAAAGAAATTGCCGGAGAACAGGTTAAGGCATTTGAGCACATTAACCTCGGAAATATCACGGTATTTGACGGCGGTCAGAACAGTACCGGTAATTTCCTTAACAATGTTGTTAAGACCGTCGCTCCGGCATTGGGAGTCATTGATCAGCTTCCGATTGCAGATACTTTAAAGAAGCTAAAAGGAGATGACAAAAAATAAATACAATGGCCCAGGGTTACACTTGGGCCTAATTGAAGAAATAAAAGCAGCATTCATAGATTTCCTGCCGGCAGGAACAGTGCTTTACTAATTACGATATTTTTAACATGGATTTTGGACAAGATTTAGAACCAGAAGAACTGACCAAGCATTATGATCAGTATTATGGAATTGATTTTGAAACAGAAGAAGAGGAGGATGAAGAGTATGACTGACGAGGAATTTGTATTGGATAATAAGAAAAGGGTTGTTGTAAGAAAAAGAATATCTTATTTAAGCAAAGGGGATAAAGTGTGGATTGTGTCTTCCGACGGGTATCTGCTACACACGGACGTGGTTAGAGCCGACCGCGGCCGATCTTATGTGGATATAGACGGTATCCTGTATTGGAAACGAGGATTGGATGGCAAGCATCGTAATCGTAATAACTACATGCAGTTTGCCATGACACCAGAAGACGGTAAGAAGTATGTCGTATATTACCCGGAAGGATTTAAAGACAATGACTTATGATGGTCCCGGAAACGCATTTGCTATATAAGGAGTTTAATGGTGTGAAACGTCTTGCCATATCTTATTCCCAGATAGATACGTTTCTTACTTGTCCAATGAAATGGTATAAAACTTACGTGGAGGGCAAAAGGTCTACGGAAAAACAAGAAGCTACGTCTTATGGTACGGTTATTCATAAGACACTGGAATACTTCTTCAAGAACGGAAGACAGCCTTCTGGCAAAGACCTGGGGGAAGCTATAAGTTACTATGCTTACCAAGAAGACATACCTTGGCAATCACCGGAAAATATGATGATAGCCATGAAGCAATCTGGAGAGCTTCTTGCTTGGATTGTGGATCTGTTCAAAAAAGACGGCAATAGGTTTATGATAGCTGATAGTGATCTTAATCCCTGCGAGAAACTTATCAGACACGGCGCTATAGTTGGAGTCGAAGAAGATTTTGTGCTGCCGTACCGTCTTCCTAAGCCTGTTAACATAAATGGAGTAATTCATACTCATGTGTACATAGTAGGATCGGTAGACCTTCATCTGGCTATAAAAAGCAAGAACGTAGTTCACCATTATGTCATAGATTGGAAATCAGGTAATAAGGTTTTTGATTCTAAGAAGTTGGAAACGAATTTACAGCATCCTATATATTCGTTTTACATCTATAGAAAATATGGTGGAGTTCTGCCAGATATGAACATCTATTTCTTTACCAGGACCAGACAATACCAAAAGGTTAAGGTGGATGAGGAACGTAAAACAAAATCTATAGAGATGCTAAATGACACTTTGTCTAAAATGTATGATTTTGAAGATAATAGTGTAAAAACATTTCAGGCATACATCCAGGGAGCAGAAGGAGCCAGGTATAGCAAGCGGCGTGCCACCCTAAGCCAGCCTGTTCCGCAAAACAAGCTACCCTGCCCGTCAGCACTGTGTTACTATTGTGACTTTGGATTACATAACAAAAACGAATGCCCTTTCTCTTCGGATTGGGATCCGTCTAAAAAGATAAAACGATGAAATACGAGGACGTTCAAAAGTTAAGAACAAAATACCGGCAAGATCCGGAAGTTATAAACGTAGAATACATGAGAGACGTTGCTGTAAGATGTGGGAATTTCAAGAAAGCATTTGAACTTCAGGAGAAGCTGGAGGATATATGGTTTAACTACTTAAAGGGAGTCCAATGAAAGAAGATCTAATATGTGGAGTAGCGATCCTTTTGTATTTAGTTTTATTATACTTGCTCACGACAGCTTTCATAAAAACAGGTAGAGCAGTAGATCGTTATAAGATGAAGAAGAAAACTGACAAAATCAAAGTAGGTCAAAGATACGAACATAAGAACTACTTTGAGGATCCATTTGAAAGAGGCAAGCATGTGATTAAGATATTAGACATAAAAGAAGGGTACGTTCTATATGAGTACGAAGAAAAACCATATATACGTTCTTCTGTGAGTCTTGAAGATATTGTTAAAAAATACATTTTAATTACTGATGTTAAACACAAGTAAGTCATGAAAAAAGAAGTCACAATCAAGGAAGATATGGCTGTGTTTTATAAAAATACAGGAAAAGAACTATGGATTTATAACGGACTTTTCAGAAACAAGGTGTTGTCTATAAAAAAAGATAAAGCCATTATCATGTGTGAAACTGATGCTGAATATGCTGTACTGATAGAAGATAATCAGTTTATTGCCGTAGCAAAAAACATGGATTATGATTACTGCTGCGCATTCACATTAGGTAATGCCGAGGCTTATGGGGATCGTATGGGCATATCGTGCAGTGTATGCTTGCTTGAAGATAACGAAGATAAAGCAAGGGAGATGTTGAAAGAGGCGATAATAGAACTTTCAAAAAACAGTAAAATAGATTGCGATGGGCTTTGAACTTAGACCTTACCAAAAAGAGGCAGTAGATGCCGGGCTTAAGTTCCTTACAGGAAGATCTAAGAAGCCTGGCATAGAAGTCTTGCCGTGTGCAGCGGGGAAGTCTTTGATAATTAGCAAGATAGCTCATGAATTAAAAAGACCTATCCTTGTATTACAGCCATCTAAAGAGATTCTGGAGCAGAATTATGCGAAGGCTGTATCATTCGGTTCTAAACCTACCATATATTCTGCTTCATGTAAAAAAAAAGAGTTATCGGCTATGACTTATGCTACACTTAAAAGCATAAAGAAAGACGTAGCAAGGTTGAAAGATATAGGGATAGACACATTATTGATAGATGAGGTGCATAGCGGGTATTCTCCTGAAGAAGGTTCTGAATTTATGGAGTTTATGAACAGGTTCCCAGAGGCGAAGGTGCTGGGCTTCACCGCCACGCCCTGCCGCCTCCGGACCTACAGCTCCATGCTGGAAGGAAACTACAGCAAACTTAATATGCTGACGAAAGACGAGCATAATTTCTTTAAGAAGATAGTTCATGTGACTCAAATACAAGAGCTAACTTCTCAGGGATTTTGGTGCCCTCTTAAGTACGAACGATGGTCGTTTGATGAATCGGCTCTGATATTAAACAGTACCGGAGCCGAATATACCAACGAATCTATTAAAGAAAGCATCGTACGAAACGGCTTAAACAACTCTATCTACAAGCGCCTTCTTCAACTTATGAACGAGCGTAAAGCTATTTTGGTTTGCATGGATTCTATCGAATCATGTAATAGAATATCAGAGTTCATGAATGCCAGGATGGGAGCCATAACCGGTGTCGTAACATCGCTAACAACCAAAAAGAAAAGAGAGCAAATCATATCCGATTTCAAAGAAGGTAAGTTGAAGGTGGTTTTTAATTATTCAACGCTTGCTACCGGATTTGATTTTCCCGAACTTGATTGTGTGATGTTTGGACGACCAACATTCTCATATTCAACATATTACCAGGTGCTCGGCAGGTGCGTCCGCATCCATCCTGACAAGAAAGAGGCGCTGATAGTTGACTGCTGCGACAACATGAGGCGCTTTGGTCGGATAGAAGACCTGACAATCGAGCAATTCCCTTCTAAGGGCTGGTGTATGTTTGCCGGCGATCAACTTCTGTCTAATATAAGGATGGGTGATATTATTACCAAAGACGAGATCCTTCGTCGGGCAGCCTCGATTAAATCTGTGAATGGAGATGGTAGGAGAGAAGACGATCTTGACAGTATAATAATGTGGTTTGGAAAATATGAAGGAATTAGATTCAAGGACATACCGGTGTCGTATTTTAGGTTCTTGGCTGAGAATATGGCGGTAAAACCGGGAGATAGGAAAGAAAAGATTATCGAATATTATAATAGGATAAAAGCATGAACAGCAAAAGACGTAAGAAAATAGAGGATATTATTTCCAATTTGGAAAAGCATAAAACAGATCTTGAGTTTATCAAATCAAAGCTGTTAGAGGTCAGGCATAATTTGGATTCAGCCAAGGATGATGTTGATATGATTTTAGACGAGGAGACAGAAGCAAGAGACAATATGCCGGAGTCATTACAAGATACAGAAAGATATTATCAATCAGATGAGGCTGTAGCTAATATGGAGGCGGTTGTTGATGATATGGAAAGTATTGTAGGGGATTTAGAGAATGCGGTTTCAACCATTGATGATAAAATCGATGACATAGAAACTGGTATTATAGGGAATTTAGAGGCAGCGATAGGCGCATAGTATAAAAAATACAATAATAAAATTTAACACAGTATATTTGTATAAGTATAATACGATACATATTTTTGTATCGTATTATTTTTTATGTGTTATATTTTATGAAAACAAATGTTACAATGGTATCAAAAGACCGAGAATTATTTGGCGTAATAATTAAGCAGGACACTAAAACTTCGTTTATGTCCTTAACAGACCTTCAGGAAGCCTATACGAAGAAGAGGGTTGAGATGGGGTGGAATGAAAAGAGAATAGAGAATATCCTATCTAATAAGGAGAGTGCGGAACGTGTTTACTATATCCTTGAAAAACAAGGATATAAGATAGAATCAGGATTTCCTGGTTTTATACAATCTGTTGAAAAAGAGTCACTTATAAAAGTGATGAAAAAAATGGGAGCTTATAAGACAATGGGTAGAGGAGAGAATAGGAGAACTATGTGTAATCCATATATATGGGTGCTTGTAGCTATGGAACTAAACCCTATGTTGTATGCTGAGGTTGTTACGTGGTTAACAGATAAGCTTATCTTAAACCGAATAGAGGCAGGTGATAAATACAATGTCCTATCAAGAGCTATATCAAGATTTCCGGATGCCGATTACTCCAAGATGGCTAAAGGCTTAAATTGGATTGTATTTAATGAGCATGAAAGCATGATAAGAAATAGGGCTACACAGGAGCAGTTGAAAGAACTTGAAACCCTACAGTCTAATCTTGCATTCTGCATAGAGATGGGAACCATCTCTTCTTTCTCTAATTTAATGAACATGATGAGATCTATATATGTAAAGAAATGGGGAGAAGAGGCTGTAACTTCTAAAAACGTAAAATAATATGGGAGTAAAAGAAATAAGAGAACTACTTAGACTCTACAATCTCGAACATAGTGTCGTCCAGAACAAAAACTCTGGGCGGTATTCTATTATTCTCCATAACAACATCATAGGAACGAACGTAGATGGAGAGAAGGTAGTTGTGTTCAGAACCATTCCGGATGGAAGCAATACGTTCTCTATGGAGCGAAATAGATTCTATGAGGGGTTTGTAGAGGCTTTTGATGACGATAAGGCGATTGAAGCCGTAAAACAGTATTTTGAGAAAAACAGAAATGATAGGGTATAAGACGAAGATGGATTATATTGCTATCGAAATGAGGTAAAACAACGATAAAGCAATGGAAAAGATGGATGATAATACTAAAAATATCCTTTATCCAAAAGGATCTATTTTTCGCATATTAAAAGATGATATAATCAGTGCCGAATTTAAAATCGTCAAAGGAGCTATAGCGGAGGCAGTATCAGACATAGAAGTAAATGATAAATATGCTGAGGTTTGTTGCAATGGGGAGACGTTCGTCATAGAAACGGATATTATGGATATTATTCTTACCAAAGACCCCATAGAAAACAAATCGGTGAAAAATGACATCATTGACGACAAACTACGATGGGATTTGCTTCCAATGAAAGAGATTGAGGATATTGTAAGAGTCTATCATGCTGGTGCAAAGAAGTACGGACCCAATAAATGGCAGAACCTTGACAACGGGTTTGAACGGTATCGTGCTGCGGCTGCCAGACACCTAATGGAATACATGAAAGGGGAAAGAGTGGATTCCGATACAGGATGTTTTCATCTTGCACAATGTGCATGGAACTGTATAGCTATGCTGTGGTATGATAAGCATGGAAAAGGGTTGATACCATTAAACAAGGAGGAAAAGAAATGACAATAGAACAACTAAATTATTTATTAAGAAACGAGCTTTATGCTATAAAAAATCATAAAGACAATATTGATAGAATCAAAAAAGAATACTTTGATTCCAATTATGGGTTAAAAGAAGGAGATAAGATCCGTATTTTACACGAAACAGGAGATGAAATGATAGGCTTCTTGAAAAAAGTTGAAGTATGTGAAGACGGAGATCTGTACTTGACAATCCAAAAACAAAACGAAAAAGGTGACAGAGGCAGAGGAAAATGGAATATGTATCTATCATCAAAATCAATTAAAATTGAAAAATGTGTATAATGCCATGAGAGTGTTAAGTTTATTTGACGGAATGTCATGTGGTCAAATAGCGCTAAAAGAAATAGGGATCACACCTGAAGTATATTATGCTTCCGAGATAGACAAGTTTGCTATTAAACAAACTCAACTAAATTTCCCGAATACAATACAGGTGGGAGATGTTAGGAAAGTAAATGTATTGGATTTACAACCCATTGATTTATTAATAGGAGGGTCGCCATGTACCAACCTATCTTCCATAGGGTCAAGAAAAGGTCTTTGCACAAAAGAAAATATTGAAATCCTATCGCTCGATCAATACATTGAACTAAAAGAACAAGGCTTTGAATTTGAAGGGCAATCCTATTTATTTTGGGAGTACATGAGAATACTTACAGAAATAAGAGAATACAACCCCAATATATTGTTTCTATTGGAAAATGTAGAAATGGGAAAGAAATGGGAGTCTGTTTTTAATAAAGCCATTGGAACGCAAGGAATCCATATTAATTCATCTCTTGTATCTGCTCAAAGCAGGAAAAGGATATATTGGACGAACATAAATGGCGGAAACATTCCGCAACCTAAAGATGAAGGATTGTTTTTAAGAGATATATTGGAAGATGAAGTGGATGAACACTTCTTTCTTTCTGAAAAGGCTCTTAAAGGGATCGAACTTCACAAAGAAAGAAACAAAGAAAAGAAAAACGGGTTCGGTGCAGACATAAGAAAACCTTCTGACAAATTCCAAACCATACGAGTAGGTGGAAAAGGCGTATATGATTTGGTAAGTATTCCTTCAAGAAAAGTAATCCAGTTGAACAAAACAAATGAATTTGGGAAACAACCAAGACAACAGAACAGGATATATGATCCACAAGGAATATCCCCTGCGGTTTTGGCAAACATGAGTTGCGGAAGCCATGCTATATTAGATAATTTCCGCATACGAAGACTTACTCCTACTGAATGTGCAAAATTGCAAACCATTCCTGAGTGGTACAAATGGCAATGCAGCAACACTCAACAGTACAAGATGTTGGGAAACGGGTGGACTATTAAAGTGATTGAACATATACTTAAAAGAATAAAAGAATCATGATTAAAGCAAGATTTTACATTAAAAAATCCGATTGCGGTAACGACTACCGTCCAGTCAAATGGCCTATAAAATATCCATATTGGTGTAGTGGTGAATCCGATGATTCATTCATACTTGTAGTGTATGCCGAAGACGAAGACAGCATAAAAGAGCTGTGGCCGGAAGCATACGATATTAATGTCTTAGAAAAAGATACTGAGGTTAAATTCACATTAAGATTTCCTAAGCCTAAATGGTATGAATTGCAAGAAGAGAGATTAGAAGAGTATGATAAATTATATGGTAAATTCGTATGGGTTACGGACATGTGTCTAAAAGATGGGAAAATAAGAAAGGTAAAAGCCAGAATAGAAGATTGTGGTGGTCTTTTATTAGCCGACACTCCTGGTCGTTACACCCCTTATCAGATAGGGGATTGTGCTTTTGAAAGCAAGGAAGAGGCTTTAAAACATGCAGAGGAACAGAGAACGGATTTAATTAAGTCTCTTAGGTTACAAATACTCGAACTTGAAAATCTAAAATTTGAATGCGATGATTAATTACGCGGCAAAAGCCAGAAAAGCTTATTTGATAAACAATTTCGATAAGATTCTTAACAGTCTTAACACGCTTCATTCAACGGTTGAGACCATGACGTTGTTCGTAAACGACCAGGCTTATAATTACATTCTTAAGCTAAAGGAAGTAATTAAAACCAGTCCTATGTATAAGCACAATATCAAGCGTCTTTTAAATGACATGGACAAAGAGATAAAGAGGTACAATGCTTCTATCTACTACATAAATAAAGAGCGTAGTGAGGTTATAGCTGATATAACACAAGCGATGGAGGATTGCCTCATGCCATACATAGACGACCTGGCCGGCGCTATAAGGGCAGCCGTGTGGTCGAGGGGTGTGTCCGAGGAGCGGACGGAAGCGGCGGTACTGTCCCTAATCGTATCCTCCTTGGCCACGACATCAGGCAGACTTATCTCAGGTGGATATCAGATCATGAAAGAAATGGGTGGTGGCTGGGGTGGTAATCCATTTACGTTTATGAGCATTGATAAGATAAGACACTTATCTACATCATTATCTGATGCTATTACCGGTGGGGAAATAGCTCTTGAAGAAAAAGAAGCCAATGATATAACTAAGGCAATGGATGTTTTTATTGAGAAAATGTCTGATTCGGATATTGTCGATAAGGTAATTAGCATACTCGAAGAGGCAGAATCTAAAAATAAGGAGGAACGATCATGAATTACTTAGATGGGTACGTAGAAGAGGTTCTTTCCGAGCCGTACTATGATGATTACGGTTCTGGTATTTTTAGGTGGTGGGTGAAAGTGTCTTACATTTGCGAAGGCATAGGAGCTGTCACTACCTTAATGTTTGATACGAGAGAAGAAGCAGAGGCAGTAAAACCAGGTTACAAATTTTTATGTTGAAAATAATATGAAGTATTTTATTTTATTGATGACATTAGTATTATCATCATGTTCAAATAATCATCAGGTTAATGACGGATGGGTTATATATGATCTACGTCCTTTACAGGGTGGACGTGTGATGTATTATGCTGAAGACGAAAGAATTTCAATATTTAAACATAATAGAATCATAAAATTCGTTGGATACCAAGGAGAATACAATATCGGAGATTCTATTAAGATCGTAAAAGTTAAATAATATGGAAAAGAATTTAAAACTCATATGTCCAAAATGTGGCACCCCTCACCAGCCTCATTCTCCGCACACGATGGATGCAGATGGATTTGAAAGGAGTGAGATAAGAACTGTCATGGAAGACAGGGGATGGTGCTACGAATGCTCTTTTTGGCAAAACTTGTACGACAAGCACAAAGACGATCCTGGATGGGTTAGGATAGACGGTGTAAGCTGGGTGCTTAAGCCTATGGTGGAAAACGTACCGAGCGGATGGAACAGCCTTGGATGTGGTGGAAGAAAAATGTATATCAATATCGAAGGGAAAGGCATTGTTACATCAAATAACTGCTGGTGTCAAGGTGATGTTTCGGGCGCATTCAAGGATCTTATGCCTGATAATGCTACTTGGGCTACGAAGGAGGAATTTGACAAAGCTCCTGTAGTAGGACATATCATAGAAGGTATTGGTTTAGTTTTCACAGATAGGGGAGGTCATGAAGTTAATGCTTAGAAACTTATTTCATGTTCTGCTTATACAAGAAAAGATGGTAACTACAACAATCCCCAACCATACAATAGGCGTACGGTTGGGGATTGTTGTCATATCGTAAAATTAAGTGTTTTTTCTAATATCAGATATTCAGTATGAACTTTACTTCCGCCATCATTTATCAAGTCCAAATTAATATAAGCTGTATATGATACATGATGATCACCAGGAGCAAGACGTTTCATATCTGATAAGAACATAGAATTTAAACCTTGGCCAGACCATGATTCTGGATATGGCAAAGGTTTAAAGTCGGCGTCTGTACATCTTACAACCCAAGTAAGATTAGGATCTGCCCTAACTATTCTATCATGAGGTCCATCAATTACAAGATCTGGCATCTCATATTGGTAACTATCATAATTAAGGACAATAGGATCACCAAAGTTTACACCGTATATAGCAGCAGGTGGAGTAAAGCTTGTTATTAAAAAGGTTCTATTAATCCTATTGGTTGTTCTTAGCGTAAACTCATCAGGTGCTATCACACTTACTCTAAATCCATAATAAGGAGAGGTTGTTAAAGCAATAGCAAGAACCACCGAATCCTGTTCAAGCAATTCCTCTGTCGTATCAACCTGACTATCGATCTCTTGCCTATCTTCCATTGGAACACCGCCTTGGACACTTATGGAATCCAGCCGTTCTTTTTTAGACAGAAAGATAAATTGCCCGCCCTGTGGAATGGTGCCTACTTTCTTTCCTTCTACGATTACCCCCCCCTATACAATCGCTAACTATCTTATACTCATATAGTTTAGCATTATTTTCAAATCTTCTTCTCATAATTTCATAAAATTAATTCGGTAAAGGGGCGGACATAACGTGGATTACTCCTTGTACTTGTATCCAAATGATCTCCTTGGATGTTTATATCATAATACCACGAATAGGTAAATTGTGTAGATTGAGTGGATGTCCACATTTTATTACTCATTATCGTACCTCCTACCATTAAAAGGCATTCGTTTATTTCATTCGCATACAATGATATCAAAAAAAAACTCTCCGGCGCCACCTACATATCCATTTTGACCATTTTTAAATAAATAGCTATTAGCTTTATTAAAAGCGTAATTTTCATTACTGGTATCATATTCAAGATACGCATTCTGATTTTCACGCCCCCAATAATCCTTTTTAACGGTCTTCATATAAGAACTATTTTGTGCAAATACATTGTCTACTCTTCCATCCTTACCCCAACTAAATGTGCCAATATATTCGGTGGCTATAACAAAACACACTTTATCTACAAGAGCTATTCCATTGCATAGATCATTGGAATATCCTTTATTAGACCAATTTTCTTTTGTATATAATCCTCCATCTACATGTTGGATGTATATGCCTTTATTGATTATAAGCGAGGGATTTACCCCCATCCCTATTTGAAATCTTCGTCTCATGATTTTTGTTTGCAAGATAGCAATAATTGACAACATAAAAGAAACCGGTTCTCTATCATCTCTGACTGAGAACCGGTAAGAAAACAATTTCAGAAAAAATTAAACCTACATAATCTTTCAAGTAAGAACAAAAAAACGTACAATCTACTCTTTGACGATGCTAATATAACATATTGGAATCATACAAAAACAATGCAAGTCCGATATTCTTCGTCTATTTGTAACTAACGTCATCGTCTCCTTCCGAATCAGGAGTAGCGCCGATGAAGAACATCATTGACTTGTTGTTCGTCTGCTGCCACCAATTATAGGCGCGCGCTACGTCTTCCGGCGTCTTGATATTATACCATTGTTTGATAAACGTCTGTTTGGCGAGTTGCCTAAATAACTTAGACTCTCCCTTGTATGTACCGGATGTTACTTTATCAAGTGAATAATTCCTAAGATCGGTAAGATCCTTCAGTTTTCGCCCCATAACAAACGGATCGTTAATGATATCTACCACGTTAAGCTCCATAATAAACGGCATCTGTGAAGCTATTTCGTTTATGGTTCTGAATCCGACATAGGATCCAAATTGAGTAAGCCAACTTTCTTCGTTTTCATCATCATCACGCCATCCGGCAAGAAGCATAGATACGGCCTGCATGATAAGGAACGTGCCGGCATAGACACTGAGGCGTTTGAGATTAGTTTTTTCTACCTCATTCATATTGTCTTTATTTTCGTTCCAGGCATCTATGATGTTTTTCATACCAGACTCGGAAGCCAGGCTAAATGTTTTGGCTATCATATTCTTTAACGTAATTGACAACCCTTCCTCTTCTTGCATTGTCTGGAAATTGAAGCCACGTCTTTTCCACAGACGTTGAGCTGCCAGCACCAGCCAGCCTCGGTGGGCGGTCATGAACCTGGCTATCCAGTTGCGCGATGCGGCAGTTCGGTTTTCTTCATTCAAAGATCCGTTACATATCTGCGACAAGCTACGGACTTGATTCCTGGTTATAGCCATCTGGGTTTCAACTTCCTCAACAGTAACACCCGATCCCGGCTTTACAACCACCTTTCCATCCACGACGTCTACCATACTCCATAAAGTACGATCTTTTAATGCGTTCCATTCTCTTTTTATGGTACTCTGTTCTTTATTGCGTTCTTTTTCCATCTTGAAATCTTGGAACGTGTAGAACCGGCCTTTGTAATAACGAACATTGTCCATAGTAGCAATCATAACCTGCGGATCAAGAGGGTAGTTCAGGATTTCCATAAAAGCATACATAGGCGAACGCATTAAGGTCCTGGCCGCTCTATTGTATCCGGCACCATACATACGATTTCGGATATTGAATATCCCCATTCTCTCACCTATGACATATAATTTGCTTTTCCTATCTATGTCTCCGGTTTCTGCTATACAAGATGGCGCAAGACGGGAAAACTCAGCCGATGCGTATTTAAGGGAATCTTTGCTTATATACTGTCCTACGGCTGATTCCATGATGAGGTTGATATGGCCTGTCAGGGCGCCGGTAGCTGCCACAAACGGAGACAGTGCCAAGTTCATAACCGACATAAATCTTTCAACAGCCATCATAATTCTTGTAAGGTCTACCGTATATCCTCCGATGTTCACCGTAAGTTTTTTGGTGTTCATCCTAATGCCATAATAATGATCGTTGAAGAAGTCCCTGAACATCTGATATGCTTGGGTTGCTTCAGCCTTTTTACCACCTTCAAATTGTTTATTTAGTAACATCTGCTCCAGTCCTTGGGCAAGCTCTATAGACTTCTGCTTTTCGTTGTATAACGATGATTGCATCATAAGCATCGAATAAGAGTAGCCAAAATCGTGAGATACATCATCTTGGTTCTCCAATTCATATATGTAGTATTTAGGTATAGACCTAAGCCTGTCTTCTGGATCATACACTTCTCCTTGCCTGGTCTTACCATATAGAGAATCGTCTACTCTGTCCAGGCACAGATCTGATACAAAATTACGAACCGTATTTTTGAAGTTAATACCCAATCCTTCTACACGTTCTATATCTTGTTTGGATATCTGTGGAATAGCATACAGGTTCGGGCTCTGCTCTTTGTATAGATCAAGGGATTGTCTTTTTATTTCCTTGAGTTTTTGAATCATATTCCACTGCTCTACGTTTTTAGTAGCAACCTCATTACCGTCAGCATCATACTTGATACCAAAGTCATTGAAATACGATTCGTCACGATACAGGCTTTTCTTAGGCATTCGATGACCATACCCATGATCTTTTACATAATCAGGATTACGACCGCTATTTTCGGCTTCAGATTCAGCCACCCATGCCCTTGCAGGGTCGAAAGACAAGTACGATATGTCCATGCCATAATCTTGGGTGGATGTACCGTTTTGTACGTCCTTAACCATTTGCGCCACATCTATCTCACCTCGACCGATTTTGTCGATCATAGCTGCATATCCGGTAGGCGCCATGCGTTTATAGTACGAAAAAACCTGGCTTCTGGCAAATTCATTAACAATAGCATTAGCTTCTTCTACGCCCTCTTCTCTTGTATTATTTAAAAATAAGCTGGCCATCTTAGCATTAACAGCATTCCTGAAATCTCTACCGTCTAATTCTTTGCTTATACCAAGCTTTTCTGACAGGTAGTTGGTTTCAGATACGGTAAACAGATATCGGTTATCAGCAGCCTTAAACAGCTTATCCCTTAAAGCCTGAATCCTTTTTGCTTTCTTCGCCGTAGTATGACGTTGTACGAACTTCCATTCCACTTCCTTGGAGTCAGCAAGAGCATTTAAATAAGACTGATTTACTTCGTTTTCAGCCTTACTGCTTTTAGTAAGGTACTTATCAATATCTTCAAGACCCACCATCTTAGCATAATCTATCAAAATAGCGTAATCGGCTTCAATAGCTTCAGATGCGGCCCTAAAAGCATCTCTTTCGGATGAGGTAAATGTCGCTTCGTTAATTTCTCCGATATCAGCCACATCGCGATTGTTTCCGATTATTTCCTTGATAATAGCCTTATTTTTTTCTATATCTTTCACAATAGAATCCACGTCAGTCGCATCTCTATCACTTGTCGTAGAACTAATGATATCATGCGCCATTTTAAGATACGAAGCCTTGTTATTTGATTCGGTACGTGCCGACTGTTCTGATTCTACATCATTCCAAAACCGATCGTTGAATGACAGGTGACCTCCCAACATAAGTGTCTTCAGCGCAGCTTCTCCTCCAGACTCGCTCTGAATCGTTCTTAATTTTTGCAAAAACGATTCTGATACGGCATTAGTGGCATTATTTGATTCCTTTCTCCAAACTTCATTTATAGCTTGTATTTCTTTGGCCATCTTAAGTTGGTCGCCGGTTTTTTCCACTCTCCTGGTTCCTACATATATGTATTCTGAAGCTGCTTCCTTACGTTGTTTACGAAGCAGTCCTTCTTCTTCGTAATTGCTGCTTTTAAAATAGGCAACCTCATCAAAATTACCACCGCTATCAATAAAAGGCTGCCTCAATATCCGTTTTTGCCGGGATAGGGCATTAAGATATTCTTTGGTTGTTTGAGAAACCGGATACCCTAATTCTTCTTCAGCCTTTTTGTATATGGATTCCATTCTTGTGGCATAACTTTCGCTAAATTCCAATTCCGAATTTTCAGCATCCCACTTTTCCATCTGCTCTGTATAGATCTTTTCCTGCTCGATGGTAAAAATATCGGTATTAACCCTATCAGACGATGGTTTGAATTTAGCGTTTTCAGTAACCGTATTTCCATCCTTGTCAACTACTTCTCTTTTAAATACGTAATTACGGTTATTGTCAACCACATCACCAATTTCTTCTTCTGATATCTCTATGTTCATGGCAGTCGCAAACGCTCGCATCTGCGCCAGCTTCTTATTACGATCGTATTTAGCCATATCAAGAGCACTACGAAGGTAATTAGAAGTTTTGCCGTCTACTTTCTGAAGCAGTTTTTCAAATTCAGATTTGTTAAAACCATGCTTTTTCGCATATGCCAGGAAATCGGATATGGCGGGCTGGGCATTCACCATCGCATTGTAATTGTCTTTGGCAATCATAGCTCCAAGAGCGTTATTGAACGGACTGGAAGAATGCTCTAATATACCGAACCACCTACTTATCCAAGAAACATCGTGTTGAACCTTGTCGAAAAATTCTTTTACTCTCTTTACCTTATCTGCCGGCACATGAAGTTCGTTCATTAACTTATCAAGCAACGTACTTTCATCAAGGTCTTGTACTGATTTAATATCAGACTGAATACCATTGATGTCGGCAATGACGGTATTGATCCTATTTGTATAATCCTGCTTTTCACGTTCATCAAATTCGGTACTTCTGTTACGGATATATCCTCGAAGATCGTTCATGATCGGAAGAACCTGATTGTTGATAATATCTACGTTCTTTCGATCATTGGTATTGAAGTGAAGCTTACCGTCTTTGGTATCACCATGAAGGATGGTGTTCACCACATTGCTTAAGTATCTGACCTGAGCTTCGGCTGTAGAGATCATGCTGTTCATGGCAGCCGCCATCTCATTCTTGTCTATTTCGGTCTCTACCTTATTTATCTTATCTTCTATGGTCTTAAGCTGAGCAAGGGTCATAGACGTAGTTACAGCCCTATCAGAGCTTATCTGACGTAAGTCTCTTAATGTTTTCCTTAATGCCAGGATCTTAGACTCAAGAAACTTGTTCTTGTTCATAGAAGAAAGGGAGTATAATGTAAAGTCATTATCCTTTAACAGAGAGGTGTCAAATCCTTTATCTATGTCAGTAATGGCAAGATCACGAATGTTTTTAATAACGTTATTCAAATCTTGTCTTTGGGTTGATAAAGCTGATTTAAGCCAGCTTACGATTCCAGAGAAAAGCTGCCGGACGCGCCCCAGGAAGGAGGTGGGCTCTACCGGCGCCTGTGCTGTGCCGGTCTGCATCTCCCTGGCGAGGATCTTTCCAAGAATTTCTCTCCTAACAGCATTATCAAGCTCAGCTCCTTCATATACTTTACCGTATGTATTATAATACTGACCTGCATATTGGTTCCACTCTTCCGTACCTTCCACATCTTGCAGAACAGCCTCAACAGCATTCTGATCTCTGTATGCCTCTACAAGGAAGTGGGCTGTTTCTTCTACTAAATCAGATAAAGTAGCATCTTCACCAACTGCTATTACGTTATTGGCAATATCCGCCAATGCCTTAGCAGAAGGTTCGTGCCCGTATTTGGTTTGGTACTTCTCTATATAATCGGTCATACCTATGACACTAACGCCAAGAGTTTTCAGTATCTCGACAATAGAATTTCGTTGGTCACGTTCCTGCCTGCTATAATCTGATACGATCTTAGCTTTAGTATCAGCATAAAGATCGTTGTCTTCTAATATGAATGAAACTACAAGCGCATCAAAATGATCGTACTTGGCGTCCAATTCATTGTATCTTCCTGACTTGAGATCGTTCTTTATCTGTTCCCTACTAATCCTTTCCGTTCCTCCGGTGGCGAGTCTCATAGTTACCTTACTGTTATCCAACGAGCTTATGGTTATCATACCTTGGTCGTTCATGGAAACATCGGAACCAAAATGATTACGGAGCTCGGTGTAGGATAAGGCTGAATTGAAAAGTCTAATTTGTCCTGTATGACCTTCTCCTGTAAGATAATAGCTTCTTGTTTCAGGATCGAATATCTTAGATCCGGACAAAAGACCTTTCTTTATAAGGTAGTTAATTATACCACCTTTTGTTGATAAAGAAGTAGAAGCAGAAGCGGTCATGACCGGTATAAAAGATTTGGGATTATTAAGAACATACTTTCCAGCCTTGTAAGTAATGTCTGCCACGCCATCCACGGCAGATTCTTGAACGGTGCCGGATAAGAATCCTATTCTAATATCATTCCCGCCAGAGCGAAGAGCTTCTCCGTAATCTTCAAATAATTGATTACGATCATTCATGAAAAACAAACGAGGCTCTCCGGTCTGATACGTTACACCCACAGGATTAGAATCTGTCTGTGGTAACTCCTCTGGGCTAAATATCTTAAGACCGTCTTTTATAACCATATAATTAACACCCTTATCCTGTACCATAGATACGGGAGTAAAGTCCGAAGATATAGCATCTTGTAGATACTGCCCGGCGTCTATTCCCGGTCCTTCCGGTACGGAAATACTTGACGGGACCATAGCATCTACCAACATAATATTATCACCCAGATCTTGGCTGTAGAATCCAAAGCCTGATTCTTGGATTTCATAAGGTGCATCTGATTTTGACACAAGAACAGGGTTACTCATCTTAGAAGCCTTATCCAGCACCCTTTCTCTATAGGCTTCCGGAATAAGATCGATGTTGGATTTCACCTTATTGTAGGCCGGTTTATTAACAGGTACATTCCTTCTCCAGTCGCCAAAAGCCTTCAAGAACTTATTAGAAAATACGGTTTTAAAAACAGTAGTAGCCCGTTCCCTGTTCTCCATAAGAGGAATAGATGCTATCTTATCAAACAACATAGACCTGTCCCCTGATCTGGTAGAGACAGAAACAACTTTCTTTTTATTATCTCTTTTAATAATACACGTTGATGTCATAGTAAAACATTTTTGTTATGAGACAAAGGTAGTTAAAAATCAAGCATATCATAGAAAATAAAGCCATCTAACTTCTCAGTCTGATGGCTTAAAAATAATATGAAAAAAAATTATAATCTGACGAAAAATCGTCAAGTTCAGCTTATATGTAATGCATGTACCCATCTCGGTGTATAAACCTTCCCGATTCAAAGCGCTCAATATCTTCAGGGCAAATAGAGCCTGAATCTTCTCTCCTGGCTTCAAACCAAAGCCCTGGCTTGCGAAGTCGGCAAGTTATGATATAATTGAAGCAATTGTGCGTAAAATGGAAAACAGATCCTACAGGGAAATACCTATCAGCTTGAAATACGATTCTTTTTCGTTTAGTATCAAACGTGATATCCCCTACTATCTTAGCCACGTAATAGCTTCTGCCATTTAACGTTTCATCTGTTTGTGGTATCCAATAATAACCTCTTGCCATGCCACAAATATATAAAAAAAAGTCGGACAAGATACATGTCCGACTTTTTTTACTTTGATTCGTTTTCAAACCGCTTTATAAGAGAAGCAATATCATCACCACAAACAAACATCATTCGACGTTCTTCTTTTGGTTTATGAGACACTGGGATGGTTTTGTTTATCTTAATCTGATTCGCCAGACCTCTGCCTAAACGAATATCAACTTTTTTACCTTTCATGAATTATTTGTTTAAAAAGACCAATTCCATCTATTATAATATGACCGCTTTGCATACGACCATTATTAGGATTGTGTAGAAAATTGAAACCACTTTCTTTTTCCTGTCTTTCAAAAGAACTGATATCCTTTCCTCTACGGGCTCTTTCAAAAGCTTTCTTGAACAACTTGCCTCTAAAGGTCTTGACGAGGATCTTGGTAGCGTTATTGCCGACTCTTACTATTGCTTTCCTTGCCTGGTCCTCCGAGACAAAACTGCTTCGGAAAATATACGATGCTGCTGCTTGTATATCTTGTTTAGTAATCATATGACAAACATTTCTTTCAAGATACTATTTTGTATGCTATATATCAATTTCATCCCATCTCTATCATATACGTCAAAAAAGGATTCACTTAAGTTCTTTGGATTTACATTCAGTTGAATTATGCAATTACCGGTATAAACCTTAATTCCGTAATTATCAGAGTATATATCTTGCATAGTCTCAAATGTCTCAATTAAATTTTCAACAAGGACTCTGTTAAATGAAAAAGGTTCTTTACCATTACCTTTAAATGTGATATGATCTAAATTTATGTTGTCAAATTCATACTCTAACTGATTGCCGTCCATCATATTATAAATGATTGACTTTCTGATTATAAATCCCATATTGTTTTATTTTTTAGTTAATACAAATCTTCTGAATACAACTGTTCTCTAATGGCATTCCTATCTACCACCATCTCCTGATTATTGTTTCTAACAAGTTCAGACGC